TCCTCCGAAGCATTGGGTTGAGCATAAAGCAGCTTAAGGTCGATCATTATGGCCGCTGACTTTATGGAACTGTTGATTTGGGTTTTTATCGGAATGTACTTGCTTTTTGGATTTACAAAATGAAACACCGTCTTTATAAGTACCGAGTTGTTGGACTTAAGGATGGTAAAGTATGTGGATTTGATTTGACGTGGTTCTGTGCGTCTGGTGCGACAAAAATGGCAGAAGTAGTTTGTCGTGCTCGTGGAATTAAATTCTTTACAGTAATGCCCCCTGCGTAATTGAATCCCCGAGTGGTGAAATTGGTAGACACAACGGACTTAAAATCCGTCGGTTACGGCCATGCCGGTTCGAGTCCGGCCTCGGGGACCATTATATTTGTTTAGGTCGATCACAAACTGCCCGTAGCTCAGTTGGATAGAGCACGAGCCTTCTAAGTTCGGGGTCGGGGGTTCGATTCCCTCCGGGCAGACCATCTAAACTAAACCGAAAGGCCAATATGAGTGCAGAGACGAAACGTTCGGATACAACTCCGGAACGCTATGTTCATATCGAATTCAAGGATCACCCCCGATTCCATCATGGCACCCTCTTCGCTCGCCAAATTCCCAATGGCGACTGGCAGTATTCTGTATCTCTTTGCGTTCATGGCGATCAATTCAACCGTGAGGTTGGCCGCAAGGTCGCTCGCCGTAAGTATTTCAACGGTAAACGCTTCCCTTTCCGCATGGATAACCCGAAAAATTTCTATAATTGCGCGGAGCATTACCTTGCCTCGCACGCTGATGCCTGAAGAGGCAGGTAAACATCCGGTATTTGTCTATGGTTCCCTGAAGAGAGGGTTCCATAACCATGATTGCCTTAGAGGTGCTGATTACATTGGTGTAGATTGCCTTCTTAATTTCCTTATGATCTCACTTGGGTCTTACCCGGGGATTATTCCGGCTCCTCAAAGTGGATTGATTGTATACGGTGAATTGTATGTCGTTGATGATGCTACGTTTAAGAGGTTGGATAGGTTAGAGGGATACCCTAACCTGTATACCCGGGAATTCGTAACCCTTGGTAGTGGCCGTAAGGGTTGGGTATACATTTGGAATGGGGATCATGATAATCAACTTGTCGTCGAAACTGGACAATGGAGCCAGAAGCATGTCTACTGCTAGGGACAACCTCGTCTTTTCGTGTGTATTTCAGACGGTCGATCATCAGCTTGGAATCCAGTTCGCTGGCCCTAAGCGCGGTGAAACGGTTACGGTATTTGGTATCAATGACGAAACGAATCAATTTCGTGTGTCGGGTAGCATGGATAAAGTTCCGCACCATGTCCGAGTTGAGGCTGAGCAGAAGTATGCGGCCATGACTAAGGGGGGCGTATTTACACGATTCCCATCTTAACTATTGTTTTTTATTTCCTTATTGGTTTTGTTTGTGTTTTTACTCTTAAATGGATTCATACTTTGGATGCGGTTCAAACATGGATAACTTTGTTTTTCTGGCCTATTGTTACTTCGGTTTATATTGCTTGTTTTATAATGGTTCATTTGGATGATGGGATAAACGACCTCGTTTATTTGCTCAAGAAAAAACTTAAGGAACGAAAATTGAAAAAGCAAAAACCAACCGAAGAAAACGACGATGAATAAAGCATTCAAAGCTCTCATGGTAGCGGCTGGTGGTGGCGGTGCAAGCAGCGATTTTTAAGGGCACAATTCAAGATCTACTCGAACAAGAACAAGAACAACCAAAAGAGTTTGCAGATTCCCTTTTCTTCGGATGCAGTCCCGAAGTTTCGGATTTGCTCCATCACCTGTTGTTTGATGCCAAAGGCGGATGATGCAGAAGCTTTTAGCGGGTGAAGTAAGTTCTCAATTGGAATTTAAAAAGGACCCTAAGCCTCGAGGGGATCCCTTGTTTGAGGAAAGGAAACCGTTTTACCACAAAACTTTTGGAAATTTTCTCTTTAATCTCGGAGATAAAGTCGTTCTTAGGGATGATAAAGAGGCTGGAACTTTCCGAGTTCTTGATCATTGGATTCTCAACGAGACATATATGTATCTAATCATGCCAATGTCAGATAACTTTAATGGCCGTCTTCGGACGGCAGAAACTAATCTGGTGAGCGCTTAATGGACTATCGAGGGGAGTTTCTGCAAGAAGCTAGATGGTGTTGGACAGATGATTTTGTAATTCCTAATGTGCCACCGGGCCATGCTTGCTTTGCATATTCCCAAAAAGGTAAACGGGACCACCATAAATACTTTTGGTTTTTCCTTAATCATACTGTTGTTGGAAACAATAACTACCCGATTTTGAGTAGTTACTTCAAGGATGTTCTGCGTCTCTTCCCGAAAGCTTGTATGGTTGTTCCGGGGATTGATAAATACCTTATCTTTGTTCTTAATTTTGAGAATTACGTATGGCATCCGACCGAATTTCTTGCCTGCTTGACCCTGTTACGGAATGCTGGTGAGTATCCGAGGGATGTTCTTGGGTACACTACCTTCCGTCAATGGGGGTGTACTATTTCACAGGCTGTTTTCCTTAGTCAGTTTTACCATCCAGATACCATGAAAGATTGGACTCTGAATGGTCAAAAATTACAAGGTCTGTACCGGCCATTCGCTGGGCACTCCTTTGCTGTCTCGGGGACCCCTACTACTCTGGTTGGTTATTCAATTCCCGATATTACTAAGACTATTCGAGCAAAAGAAGGTTTCAAATTTACTGGTAGGTGGGATGTTCAACGAACGTATGGTTCCTATAAATTGGACGAAATGAAAAGACCAGAGTATTTTATTAGTGAAGCAGAAGTAAAGAAACTTATTGCTGAGGCACCTGTCGAAAAACCTAAAGCGAGGAAACGAAATGCCGGCGATTACGTGCTTTAGCATGGGTGAGGGGACGTTCTATCCCTTCACGATGTTGGGATGTAAAGATAAGTTCATTGTGAACAGTCTCGAGGTACTTAAGATTGCTAAGGCTCGGCCAAGCTTAGTGATTTTTTGGGGTGGTCAGGATATCCATCCCAGTTTGTACCAAGAAAAGCATTCTGTTTACAGTGGCGCTACTTCCGAGCTGGTTGGGCGTGATGTGTTTGAGCGGGATGCGTATGCGTTTTGCCTCGAGCACGGCCTGCCGGTAGTGGGCATTTGCCGTGGTGCCCAACTAATGACGGCTCTTAATGGGGGTAAGCTTATTCAGCACGTAAATGGTCACGGTGGCGACCATCCCGTGCGAACGATCGATGGGCAGGAATTTAAAGTAACCAGTACGCACCATCAAATGATGCTTCCGAAAGGGGAGTTTGAATTGGTGGCGTGGTCTAAAGAAAAACGTTCTGATGTTTACATGGGAGCTGGGGTTAAAGAGATTGAGGAATGCCATGCAGACGACTTTAAGGAACCAGAGATTGTTTTTTTCCCGAAGACCCGCACCCTCGCAATTCAAGGTCATCCGGAATACCTGAGTGAGAAGTCTCCCTTTGTCCAGTACACCCTCAAACTGATTCAGGAGAAGCTGCATGTCGGCTAAGCTGACCCTTGGTTGTGATCCGGAAGTTTTCTTTGTTAAGGGCGACAAGCCTTTTTCCTGTGCGGAGAAGCTGCCCGGGAATAAGAAATCGCCTTACTGGTGGAAGGAGGGGTTTGCGATTCAGTGGGATAACGTGACGTGCGAATTTAACGTCCCTCCCACGCAAACGAAGCCTGCTTTCCAGAAAGTTATCCGTGATTCTCTGAAGTATATTCGAGAAGAATGGGCATCGAAATTTGGATGCGGGGTGGATATCTCTGCGTCTAAGATTTTCCCTAAATCAGAACTGAATTGTAAGGGAGCAATCGAATTCGGGTGTGACCCGGACTTTAATATCTGGACCTTACGCCAGAATCCCCGTCCTGCTGCTCGGAACAAAGGACTTCGTTCCGCTGGTGGGCATATTGGCTTTGGCGTTGGTAATGAGGTCGATCATATCTGGATTATTCGGTGGGCGGATCTGCTGATCGGTGTTCCTTCGGTTATCCTTGATGGCGATGTTCGCCGTCGGGAATTGTATGGGAAGGCCGGTGCTTTCCGACGCACTCCGTGGGGCATGGAATACCGTACCCCCTCGAATTTCTGGATTAAAGATGATGCTTCGGTTGGTTGGGTCTATGACACGGCACACCGTGTTTACGATGAAGTGGCAAATAAGCGGATTATTCCTATCGAAGATGCGCGGAAGATTGTGGAATGTATCAATAAATCCGATATGGAACTTGCCCGTGAACTGACGAAGAAATACAACCTTCTCTACTAATGCCTGCTGAATCGAAAGAGGATTTCCTCCGTAAATACGGGGGGTGTTATGCAACTGTTAAAGAGACAGGAGAGATTATTTATATCGCAATGGCTGATGAGCAGATGGGTGGCGCGCAGGCACTTTCCATCGTAACTCCAGATCATGGTGAGGTTAACATCAAGTATTCTGATGATGCTATTGCTAAATTTAATTTGGATTTCCCGGCTACCGGGTTTTTCCAACACGGTAAGTGGGCGTACTTTCTTGTACGTGGGTATCAACGTCAGTTTGTAAGGGGGCTTTCCAATAACACGGCATCTATTTTGAATCCCCTCTCGTATTTTGGACGTATGATTAAAGTTCCCCAAGCTCCGAAAATTACGTTTGAAACTGCGGCTTCGATTCATAACCGCGCTCGTAATCGAGTTAGTATTTCAGAGGGTATTACTCAGTTAGTTGAGGAAAAGAAGAACTCTGTTCGGTTAGCTAAGAGTTGGGCATTAAGCCTCTCACATGCCTCTAATGGGTATATTCTCTGGAATGAGGTCTCTCCTGTCGCTGAGGTTTTTCCAGACGACAAGAAAATTGTTATGGTGGATACTGTGTTCCAGCAAGAAACCGAAGACTACCTTAATCGAACGGGAGATAAGAAATGGCAAATCAAGACCCGGTAGATAAAAACAAGAAGGAGACAATCCTCCAGCTATACACGGATATTGGTAAATTAGGGAGGCATCGTGTTAAGACGTGGAAAAATACGATTACCCTTGATCGAGGGCAACTCCGTGTTCTTTATCCGGATATCATTTATGGTATTGAATTTGAGGTTGAGAATATCCGAGAGCTTCGTCCCGCTGAGACGTGGCAGCATATTTTCACTATTGATAAAGATGGTTCGTTGCGAAATGGTGGAGTTGAGATAAAATTGTGCTCGAAAGGAGAGCATCTTGAGACGGCGCTCCATTTTTACGACAGAAATCTACCCAAGGAAGCTGATTTCTCCTTCAGGACTTCGATTCACGTACACGTAGATGTGCGGGATCTTACTCCTGAACAAGCTTGGAATATGATTGCCCTATCGATGTTGTATGAACGGACCTTTTACCGTCTTGCCGGCCTCGAGCGCAAGGCCACCGCGTTCTGTGTCCCCGCCGGGGGGACCGCACTACCGGCGGTCATCCGCAGTCACGCTGCGAATGCACTTGAAAAGGAAGACTATAAGAATCAATTAGAAATGTGTCGTAGGAATTGGTCTAAATACTTAGGTACGAACATCCTCACAATGCACGACTTTGGAACATTTGAGTATCGTCAAATGCGTGGGCATCGTGATATGGGACTCCTTGTTAACTGGTTAAATCTGTTGGGTGCCCTAAAACAACGGACGAAACAGCAGCCATTTAAGAAACTAATCTCCGCGATTCGCGAATTGAATACGAATTCTCACTATTTGGAATTTACTCGAGAGACTTTCCCGGGACATTCTAATATCTTGACGAGGGATGAGCACTTTATTCAAGATATGGAACAAGGAGTTATCTTCTGTAAGCACGCCTTTTCTCCAGTCACTAAGGTATTGGAGTTCTTGAGGAGTGTTAAGGAGGACTCCTCTTACTATCGTACCTTTCCATCAGACATCATCCACGACAAGCGGAAAGAAGTCCTTGACTTCGGGCAAGAAGGTGATCCGGAAGCGGGCGGTGGCCTTGCGCGACGACTGGTAAATCGAGAAGTTAGATTCGACCAGATGGTTATTAATGCCCCTCGGCGTCCGCCGCGTCGAGAAAAGTTAACGGAAGCCGTTTATACGCAAATCATGAACGATTCTACAGCGTGGACACGTCATGTAGTTGTAACCGCAGGGGAGAATATACAGCAAGCATGTCTTGATGCATTAAATAAGCAATTAGATAACTTAAGCGGTCTTTATAATGATTTTGATAGTGGGAATGTTTCTGCTGATTGGAATATTCTTTGGCGGGAGTACAAAGTAATTGTTAATACTGAGTATGTCCGAATTACAGAATTAAGAAATCTACTAGAAGATCTTATTCACGCCCGTGAGGTACAACAACTCGGAGACCCTAACTAATGTGCGGCATCGTCGGAATTCTCACTTCATATCAGAATGGGTTTTCCCAAAAAGAACTTTCCTTTTTTGAAGAGATGTTGTATGTGGATGCTCTTCGGGGGTTAGATTCTACGGGAGCATTCACGGTTAAGAATTCTGGAAATTTCCAGTGGGCAAAGGGAGCTGTATCTCCGTCAGCATTCCTAAGAAATAATGAGTGGAATATTCTGAAAGCCGCTGCTATGGGTACTGGTACATTTATTTTCGGGCACAATCGTAAGGCTACGGAAGGGTCGATCAACAATAAGAACGCCCACCCGTTTGTCGAGAACGACACCATCCTGATTCATAACGGTTCTTTGCAGAACTGGAGATCTCTGATGCGTGTTGAGAAACGTGATAAGCTGGGAATTGAGGTTGATTCCCACCTTGTTACTTACCTGTTTGCTCATGAGAATTACGTAGATGTCCTTAAAGAAATTGAGGGCGCCTATGTCTTTGTGTGGTATAATGCCAAGGAAAAGATGCTTCGTATTGCTAAAAATATTGATCGGCCGTTCCATTTTGGACATGAAGAAAAGTCCGGCGCAATCGTCTTTTCCTCTGAACAGGGGATCATGCGTATGGTTCTTAATCGACGCCATGACTGTGAAATTAAGAAAGTTGATGCCCTTAAAGAAGGTTTTGTTTACGGATATGAACTTCAGAAGAATGGTAAACCAAAGATGATTGAGGAGACCCCCATCGTAAAAAAGTCCCTCGCGGGAAGCGCAAGTGAATGGTACAAGAAGCGCTATCTCGCGGAAGACTCTAAAGGTGTTGCTCTTCCGCAACTAGAAGAAGTAAAGCCGGTAACTCCCAATACACCGGCTATTGTTCATACTCCCGCACAGACCACACCTGCCAATCCCGGGGGGAATAGAGTACTTAAACTTGCTAAAGTTGTTGGTGAAATTGGAACCATGAGTTCTCTGCCTAATAATCATCAATATATTCCTGAGCAATACCGACACAATATTTACTATGGTAATCGAGATCTTGCGGACTACTCTATTCGTCCGTATGAACGCTGCTTATTTATGATTGATGATTACCAAGCTGTTGCTGGATCTAACAATCATTGGACGTTCCAAGGTGTGCTTGTGGCGCATCCGGAGAAACTGGTCCGTGGTTTCTACAATGGCGAAGAAGCTGATTTGATTAAAATGTCTGGTGATGCTGTTGTTGGATATCTGCAACGTGCTACCCTTGTTGGTGGTGAGGGCGTTAAACCGCATTGGGTTCTTTCCGTCCGGCATCCCGTACCTGCACAGATTGTGGAAGTTGCTGATGGGGAATTTATGGAGAAGGAAGACTTTCTCCACAAAGTAAAGGAATGTCGTGGAAATTGTTTCTGTCAAAAGGAGATTAAAAATATGAGAACTACTGAGATTGCTATTCCTGATCCTGATCGGGATGGTGATGAAATTTTCTGTAAAGCCTGTGTAGGTCCTGCTGCAAACAAGCAATAAGGAAAAGACACCATGCCTAAACGACTTATCTTCTATCCCTATAACATGGGATCTGAATCCTGCAAGAAAGTTGCCCAGCAACTCGACGCCACCCGGGTACGTCCCGCAGGAAAGTATAAGTACTTTCAAAATCATCTTGTTATTAATTGGGGCTGTTCTGGTATCCCGAATTGGTGGACTGCTCGAGTTCGTGTTATCAACCACCCCAATCAAGTAGCGCTCGCTACGAATAAGATCCGCACCTTTAAGACCTTACAAGAAGCTGGTGTCCAGATTCCGACATGGTTTACAGACGTTAAGTATGTTACTGAGTTCTTTAAGAATAATCCGAAGGCTGTTATCATGTGCCGAACGGTACTTGATGGGCATTCTGGGCGGGGTATTGTTGTTGCCCAAAAAATTGAGGACATTACTGCTGCTAAACTGTATACGGTACATTTGCGCCATGCTGACGAATTCCGTGTTCACGTATGCAACGGAAAGGTCATTGATGCCGTCCAGAAGAGGAAAACTCGGGAGGGTGTTAAGGATGCCTTTATTCGTAGTCACGACAATGGTTATGTTTTCTGTCGGGAAAATGTGGTAGTTCCCGAAGATGCAACTAAACAAGCTATTGCTGCTATTAAGGCTCTTGGTCTTGTTTTTGGTGCCGTTGATATTGCTTACCGCCGGAAAGAACAGAAAGCTTTTGTTCTTGAGGTGAATACTGCTCCGGGCCTCGAAGGACAATCTATCCAGAAGTATGTAGATGCCTTTAAGGAGATCCAAAATGCGGTGTAAGGCATGTGATGCGGAATTGCAACCGTGGGATCTTCGTCGAAAATCAGAACGAACGGGAGAGTATATTGACCTCTGCTCTCCCTGTTTTCGATACATTGCGGATGATGTAGAACTGGCTAATCCTGAAGTAGAGGATCTTTCCGATCTGGATGAAGAGCAACAGGAGGAACAGAAATGGCAGTAGAGAAAGCTACTGAATGTAATCGGTGTCATTGTGAGATTACCAAGGAAAATATTTGGGAAAAACGAGAGTCTTGTGAACGTCGTAAATGTACCATGCGCCGCGATGGTGGGTTCTCGGCTGCTTGTGACGTGCTCGAGATTGATCCGGAATCGGTTGTCCCAATTATTGCAGGAGAGTGTGATTTGTATGAAGAGAAGATTTATTCCTACTATGGTGGGCATTTCAATTGAATACACAGATCGAGAAGGAAAAGAACCGTGGCTGACCTACACCCCGAAGTCGAGAAGATGACCGAGGCGGGGCCGACAGCGGAAGAGTGGGAACACTGGGGCGAACACGGAAACTTTGTGCCATTCGCCCGCCGCATCGCCGCGCTCGCGGTGGAGAAGGAGCGGCAAAGCAATTCCGAGGCAGCGATGAAGGCTAACGGAGCATCATTCGATGACTTGCACATCTGCGGGAACTGCAATGGAACCGGATACACCGTCTAGGGGGAAGCCGTGACATGGCGACATTTGTAAAACATATTGGATGTCCTAAATGCGGAAGTAGAGATAATAGGGCCGTCTACGATGATGGCTCTGAGTGGTGTTTTGGTTGTCGTGATTATAAGGGGGGTGAGTTTAGGCGAGAAAAAATGCTTGACAAAACGCCTAAACCTCTGAATTACCCCGATGATGCACAAAACTATATTCCTGTCAAGCCCTTGACATGGCTCAAAGGATATGGTATCACCGATAAGGAAATGGTCGATCATGGCATCGCGTTTTCTCCAAGCAAAAACCTTCTTGTATTCCCCTATTACGGAGACTCTGACCGTGTTTCTCTTGTTGCGTGGCAAGGCCGTAACTTTGGATCTGAGGGGCCTAAATGGTATGGGCGTGGAAATCTCCAAGACCTCCTGCATCTTGTGCCTGTATGGAATCCAAGAGTGGAGAATGCCCGAAATACAGTTTGCATCGTGGAGGATATCGTTTCCGCGATCAAAGTTGGCAGATGTACAACGGCTTGCCCTATCTTTGGCTCGAACATATCTCTGAAAACGCTTGTAAGGCTCTCAGAGCGCTTTGAGGAACTGGTGATATGGTTGGATATGGATAAGCACCGAGAAGCGCTTAAATCTAAATCTAGAGCTTCTCAGTTACCTTTTAATAAAGTGTCGGTTATTTCCACCGAAAAAGATCCAAAGGCACTTACCGATGGAGAGATCAATGAAGCTCTACGAGCTACCTAGAAAATCTCATTTCATCTTAGAAGATCCAGAAAAAATTTTTCTATTCGAGCACATTGACGGTATGTATAGCCTATGCTACAATGATAAAGGTGAGGTAGTTCATTTCGCAGCATGGACGGAGGTTAAACCTATTGACAAACGATAAACAACCTGTTAAAATCAATTATTACTTATATATACTTAGATATATACTTATATATAATTATTACAATAAATATAGTAAATACATTAATATTAAATTAATTAAAGATAAGTATAGAGAATTATCTCTTGTTTTTGATGAAGCTATTTCCTTGTTAGAAAAGCACAAGCGTGATCTTACGCTTGATGAGCTAAAACTCTCTTTCTTTGTTTCCTATCCAAAGCTTAAAGAAGAACAACAACGTGCTTTCGAGGCGATCTTCCAGTCCTTGGAACAGATCGAAATCAAAGACGATATTGTAGTAGACGTATTCGAGAAGTTGCGGCAGAGGAACGTCGCATACACCCTGTCTGATCTGTCCTACGCTGTAGGCGAGGGTGAGCGAGACTGGGATAACTTATCCGAGTTTATCTCCAAGATGTCGGATGAAAAGTCTGTTGAGCAACCTGTCCGTTTAGTGTCTCAGAACATCGCCGATCTTTACCCCGATGGGGATTTCCCCGAAGGGCTACGGTGGCGATTAGATTCCCTTAACAAGATGCTTGGTTCTCTTCGTCGTGGTAATTTTGGATTCATTGTGGCCCGTCCAGAGACGGGTAAGACTACGTTCCTTGCTTCAGAAGTTACCTTCATGGCCGCGCAAGCGGATTCACCGATCTTGTGGTTCAACAACGAGGAAGACGAAGCCGCAGTACTTATGCGGCTCTATCAAGCAGCTCTAAAGTGCCATACTAAAGACGTTCTCGGTAATCCTAAAAAGGCGTGGGAAGCATATGTAAATACCACCCGTGGAAATATTCAACTCATTTCGGAAGCAGCCATTCACCGTAAAGATGTTGAAGCTGCCTGTGAATTCTATAAACCGTCTCTTGTACTGTTTGACCAGCTCGATAAGATCAAGGGGTTTGATGCGGATAGGCAAGATTTGTTGCTTGGACGCATTTATCAATGGGCACGAGAGATTGCTAAGACTTACTGCCCTGTGATTGGCGTATGTCAGGCAGACGGTACGGCTGAGGGAGTCCAGTGGATTACCATGCAGCACGTAGCCGATGCCAAGACTTCTAAACAGGCAGAGGCCGATTGGATTTTAGGGATTGGTAAGACTTACAGGGATGGTTACGAGAATGTTCGTCACCTTCACCTGTCTAAGAATAAGCTTATTGGCGATAAAGATACTGTGCCGGAACTTCGTCATGGAAAACGGGACGTAATCATTGAACCCGAAATCGCTCGATACAAGGACATCTAAAATGCCCGTTGCTGTGTTGAATGAAAGAACCAAGAAAGTTCTTAAAACCTTTAAACGTGCTGATATAGAGAAGTTTTACCGGCAGTTGGATGATATTGGATTGGATAAAGAACAGTCTCCCACTTGTTGTGGTGTAACTGAATTAACTGGTTTTCAAGTGGCTGGTACTTGGGGGGGTTATGCAAATGAAAAAAACCTTGTTAAAGACGCTAAGGACCAACTTCTGAAATTGATTTTTACTGTAGAGAAAGGACAGCTCATGATGTTTCATGCACCTAACACAAGACATTATCAGCACGTTTTTAAAGCCCTCAGATCTCTGGGATTCAAACAGATCTGCCCTGAGTGGAAGAATGGTGTTCATGGTTATCGAAAAGAGGGGGTAATTTCTCTGTTCTGTTATAAAGATGTATGAACGAAGTCTCTTGGTTTTGGGTGGGTTTCTTCTCGGGCTGTTGTTTGGCAGTTTATCTGTTCTCAAACTATACACGCCTCCCGAAACTCCGTATAAGAGCGCCTTCGAGGAAGAAAGACGAATCCGGATCTCCCACGAACGGGGGATCCTGAGTTGCATTAACAATGGTGCCTTTATTTTCATGCCGGGGTATAAAGACATTGGTAGATATGTAATCTGTACTCCAAAACCCTTGAGGTATAAGGATTGAATCCTCTCGTAATAGACGTAGAATCCACAACCCATGCTAAAGGTAATCCTTTTCATCATCGTAATCAACTTGTGTGTATTGGGTATGGTAGCAACGTGTCATGGTGTGATATCGCTTTATCTTCACAAGACAAGGCAGCAATTGAGCACGCTATCGATGATGCAGATTTACTTATTGGGTTCAATTTTAAGTTTGATCTTCACTGGTTGGAGCGCTATGGTATTAGTAATTGGAAAGACAAACTTATTTGGGATTGTCAGTTAGCTCAGTTCATCATTCAAGATCAGCAAGTACGTTTTCCTAGCTTGAATGGTTCCTGTGAGTATTGGGGTCTTCCGGGTAAACTCGACACTATTAAGACACAGTTCTGGGACAATGATATTGATACCCTTGAAATTCCTAAGAACCTCCTTGAAGAATATCTCCGACAGGATTTGGCTGCTACTTATTCTCTTTTCTTGAAGCAGACCGATTTCCTCAAACAAAAACAACAAAAACTGAGGCTTATCAAGCTCCACAACAAAGACCTTCTTGGTCTTCAAGAAATGGAGTACAACGGGCTAAAGTTTAACTTTGAAGAGGCTAAAGCCCGAAGTGCAGAGTTGGAAAAGCAAATTTCTGGAATCGACGCCGAGCTTTGTTCTCGGTTTGGTAATTATCCCTTTAATTTTAACAGTGGGGATCATCTATCTGCCCTACTATATGGTGGTAAGATCACGTTCAAAAGAAGTACCCCATACGAGCACACCTTTAAATCGGGTAATCGGGCCGGACAAACAGTAACTCGTTTTAAGCATGACGAAGATGTTGTGGAGTTCCCCCGAGTGTTCACGCCTCTCCCACGTTCTGAGCTGAAAAAGTCCGGTTTGTGGGCAACAGATGAACCAACCCTAAAGCAATTAAAGGGGGACAAAAAGCTTATCCAAACCTTACTCGAACGAGCTAAGTTAGATAAGTTAAAGACAACTTATTACGATGGGTTTCCTAAGATGGCCGAAGAAGCTGGTTGGGTAGATGGGTATCTACATGGGCAATATAACCAAGCAGTAGTTGGTACAGGTCGTTTGTCTTCAAGTAGACCTAATCAACAAAACATCACGGAGGAAGTAAATGAGCTTATTGAATCAAGATATCTATGATTGGGGTAATGATGTAGAACCCGGATGGAAACATCTTGTAGAGCCACTTGTTTCTGAATGTAAAAAGAGGGGAGTTAAAATCGCTCAAGTAAAAGAGAAATTTGGAACTCTTAGATTTTATACCTATGGGCATGAAGACGAAGAACTCTCCAAACTTATTCGAGAAGCGGAAAAGAAGAGTGCTGTTACTTGTGAGTTTTGTGGAAAACCCGGTACTTTAGATGATTCTGGTGGTTGGTGGAAAACGACGTGTCCGGATCATACTTATGAAAAACGAAAAGCAACTATGAAATGATTGTTTCCGGTGACGTAAAAGGTCTCGAGGTTGTTGGTTGTGCTTATTTAAGTAGGGATGAAACTCTGATCCAAGAGATTCTTAACAAGGAAGATATCCATGCAAACAATCAAGCAGCGTTTAAGTTACCTAGCCGACTTATCGCTAAGATTTTCAAGTTTAGGATGATCTATGGAGGTACGGCTTTCAGCTACGCCAATGATCCAGATTTTCAGGGAGTATCAACCTCCACAAAGTTCTGGGAACGAGTCATTAGCAACTATTATGACAAGTACCCCGGTATCAAAAAATGGCACGATACCCTCATCCGAACTGTCAATGCTACAGGAATGTTGGAAATGCCTACTGGAAGATGTTATCAATTCGAGAGAGGCGGAGCGTATGGACTCCCAGAGACCAAAATTAAGAACTATCCAGTTCAGGGTCTTGGGGCTGACCTCGTGGCAATTGCACGGGTATCTCTCCGTAGCTCCCTTAGACGAAGCGGCTTAGAGTACAAATACTTCAATACCATCCACGATCAGATTGGTGTTGACACACCTGCTGATAACGTGTATAATGTATGTTCTCTTATGAAACAGGCTGTGGAAACTGTTCCAAATAATTTCCACAAACTCTTCGGAGTTACATTTGATCTGCCCCTTGAGTGCGAAATCAAAGTTGGTCCCAACTTCAAACAAATGGAGAAGTATGCTAATCCAAATCAATAGTATTGCCTTCGACGAAGTTAAAAATGCGAAGGGTGGTTACAAAACCGCTGTTGTTCAGTACCTTAAAGATGGTAAAAATGAAGAGAAGAAAATCATGTCGTTTGCTAATCCGGGTGTGTTTGCTGCCCTGCAAAACATGGCTAATTTTCCGGTTCAAGTTGATGTCAAGAACGTGAAGAATGCCAGGGGTTATTGGGAGTGGTCTGCTATTGGTGCCCCGGGCGCTGCCCTTGTTGGTGCTGCTGCTCCTGAAGCTCCGCGTAAAGTGAGTAATTTTGAAAGCTCGGAAGAGCGAGCTGCTCGTCAGGTGATGATTGTTCGTCAATCGTCTCTGTCGAATGCGATTGCTCTCATGACCCTCCAAGGGGATAAGAAAGTTGGGGAAGAGCAAGTCATTGCCCTTGCCAAGAAATTTGAATCTTACGTCCTTGGTAATCGTGTGGAGCAAATTGAAGATGACATCCCCTTCTAAGTATAAGGTCGTGGTTTTTGAGGGCCTTCCTGAAATTGCTCTCAGTATGAATGAAGATGATCCTAAACTTACTTGGCGAGAAGCAAAAAAAGCTCTTCGCCAGTGGTACTTGGATCAAGCTAGTGCCCTCCGAAAAGTAACTGAGGATAACTACTTCAACAAGTGATTGCTCTGATTGATGCAGACATCGTGGCCTTCCGCTGTGCAGCTACAGCGGAAGGTCTTGATGAAAAGATTGCGATAGCTCGGACAAACGATCTCATTGAAACCATTCTTCGAGATACTGAAACCGACAATCCGATTCTTTACCTAACTGGTAATAATAACTTCCGTAAAGAAATCTTCCCTGAGTACAAAGCAAATCGAACTAAACCCGCTCCTGAGCATTTACAAGCCTGTCGTCAATACCTTATTGATGTGTGGCAAGCAGTAGTTACGGATGGGTGTGAGGCTGATGATGCGCTTGGGGTAAAGCAAGTTGGCTTTACGGTGGAAAATCCATATGATCCAGATGCTCCCGTTGATCTGCAATCAATTATCTGCTCCATCGATAAAGACCTGTTGCAGATTCCCGGAAGACATTACAACTTTGTTAAACAGGAATTTCAAGAAGTAAGCTGGCTGCGTGGTATTCGTGAATTCTATACTCAGATGCTTGTTGGAGATACGGCAGACAACGTTAAAGGTGTAAAAGGCATTGGCCCAAAAAAAGCTCAGGCATATCTGGAAGGATATGAGAATGAGCAGGAAATGTTTGATGCCGTCAGAGCGGCATATAACAACGATAATCAGTTCCTACTCAATGGGAAACTGCTCTGGATCTGGCGAAAGGAAAACGACGTATGGAATCCATCCGAATTGATGGGCAATATGAAACTCGACGAGGAAGTAAAGCACGAATCTATGCCCTCGATGGTGGCGGAGAACACCCAGTCCACGGCGCTTGGCTAAACGAAGCCGAGCAAGAATGGATTCCCTGTACTTGGGACAAGTTTGGTTTCTTTTTAGATTATAAGCATGAACGAGGAGTGGACTTGTGCCCGATAAGTACAAATCGAAATTTGAAATCAGCGTAAGCAACGAGCTAAAACGAAAGCGAGCCGACTTTAAATATGAGCCGTTTAAAATGCCATTTACTCAACCCGAAAAAAGGCGAAACTACATCCCCGATTTCGAGGTCCAAAGAACTACCGTACTTATTGAAGCCAAAGGCAAGCTCACCAAAGCCGACCGAGACAAGCTCCTCTGGGTCCGCCAACAGCACCCAAAGAAAGTAATTGTTCTCCTTTTTCAGAACGCTCGAAATAAGTTACGTAAAGGGTCGTCTACATCCTATGCTGATTGGGCAGAGAAAAACGGCTTTGATTATGCTGATTTTACCCGGGAAGGTATCCCTGACAGGTGGTTGAAGAAATGAAATTCTCTTTTCGAGAACCAACAGACGAAGGAGTTGTGGTATTCGACGGTGAATTAAACGCTCAAGATGTTAACTATCTACTTCAATATGCGATTATGGATCTTATCCAAAAAGGTGCACTAATCAACAAACTAAAAGTAATCGAGGTTCCTGATGAAGATTCTGCTCCTAGACATTAAAGTACTTCTTAATCGGTGGGATTCCCGATGAAAATTCTTTTGTTGGATATCGAAACCGCCCCCAATACGGCTCACGTATGGGGATTGTGGCAACAGAACGTAGGCTTGCCGCAAATTCTTGAGTCTGGTTATGTTTTGTGTTGGGCTGCTAAATGGCTTGGAGAAAAGGAAGTGTTCTTTGACTCGATCTATGAGTCTGGACATAAGACCATGCTACGTGGGATTCACGTCCTATTAAATCAAGCTGATGCTGTTGTCCATTATAATGGAACTAAGTACGATATTCCTACGCTAAATAAAGAGTTTGTTATTCACAAGATTGATCCTCCGGCTCCGTACAGCCAGATTGACTTACTTAAGGTTGCTAAACGGCAATTTAAATTCCCGTCTAACAAGCTTGATTATGTTGCTAAGGCCCTTGGGGTTGGTGAGAAAGTTAAGCATATGGGCCATGAGCTTTGGATCCGTTGCATGAGTAAAGATCCAGAAGCTTGGGCAATGATGCGTGAATACAACATTGGCGATGTAATTCTTTTGGAACAAGTGTACTTTCGGTTACTGCCGTGGATCAAAGGTCATGCAAACTACAATCAACACCAAGACGATAAAGGATGTCCGAATTGCGGCTCTGGAAGGTTTGTACGTAGGGGCTTTTCCCATACAGCGACTTATTCTTACCGACGCTATAAATGCAGTAATTGCGGAACGTGGTTCAGATCCAACAAAGCAGAAAAGCGAGAAGGGGAACGCTATGTCGGTGTATAGTCATGAAGATTACGGGGTTCTCATTGAAGGTACGATTGATAAAATTAAGAAGCTTCCTTTCCTTAAAGGTGGTGAGTATGCTGGAGACGTAGATCGCCTTGCTAACTTCCGTCGTAATGCTGTGGCCCTTGACCTCACTATGGAACAAGTCTGGGCGGTCTATGCTGCCAAGCATTGGGATGCTGTAATGCAGTATGTTAAGGATGTTAGCTCTGGTAAAGATCGCCCTCGAGGGGAACCCATCAGTGGTCGCTTAGATGATCTGATTGTTTACGCAATTCTCATGAAAGCGATGATTGATGAGCGAGAGAACGGTTCGTGATTTTGCAGCAGATGTTAGTCTTGCCTTATTTTCAGCAGCAGCAATTGCTATGGTCGGTTTGGGATACCCTGTACAAGCAGGTATATACGGCCTCCTATCAGAACTTCCTTATGCTTACTTTGCTTGGAAGCTCCGCTCTTGGGCGTTTTGGGGACTCATTATCTGGTGGTCAGCATGGTGGGGAAAAATTTTAATTTATGGAACCGTGGATTGAGACTGTAAGTGGTAAGAAGTTTTACTTCCTAGACCCACAACCAGATCAAATTGATATCGAAGATATTGCAACTGCCCTAGCACACAACTGTAGATATACAGGGCAAGCTAAAGGTTTCTACAGTGTTGCTGAGCATTCTGTTGCTGTCTGTGAATTAACTAACAATTCTGTCGAAGGTCTTTTACATGATGCTAGCGAAGCTTACTTACAAGATATTGCTAGCCCAGTAAAAGCATATCTTCAGAATTACAAAGAAATGGAAGATGTTGTATTGAAGGCCATTGCTAAGAAGTTTAATTTCGAGTACCCCTATGGACCGGAGATTAAGTATGCTGATGTTATCCAGCTTTCAACTGAAGCTAGGCACTTACTCCCCTCCCGGGGAAATGATTGGAACTGGGAGAAAATTTGGGCTTATGGTAGACCAAAACGGTATGGCATTATCCCAAGATTCTTGCCTCCGAAAAAGGCTCGAGATCTCTTCCTTAGAAAATATGAGGAGTTATATGGAACGTAAGCTTCACCCAGAACTACCCTACGCTTGTATTATTTATGAGAATGAAGACCCGGTGTATGTATTACCCCCGCCGGTATTTACCAACGAAGATCCTCTGTTTGAGGATAAGCTTCAACCGATTGAGGACGAACTGTAATGGGTGATATTCTTAAGACAGTGGCCCCGTGGTTGGCATCTGCTATCGCTGGGCCTCTTGGTGGAATGGCAGTTAAATTCATTGCCGATAAAATTGGAGTTGAAGCCCAGACAGCAGAAGATCTGAGCAATGCTATTCAAGGCATGACTCCTGAAAAACTAGCGGAGCTAAAGCTTGCTGACAAAGAACTGGAAGTTCGGCTTAAAGAGTTGGGATTTAAGAATCAAGAAGAGCTTTACAAGTCTGAGGTCGCTGATCGGACCTCGGCTAGAACTCTTTTTCAGACCGGAAACAAACTTATCGGATGGATTTCTGTTCTCACTATTCTTGGGTTTTTTGTGTCTTGCGGATTTATTCTTAAGGGCGGGCTGAGAGGTCTTGAGCCAGAAGAGTACATTATTGCAGGCACCGTAATCGGCTACCTCGCAGCATATACTCAACAGATCTATAATTACTTTTTCGGATCCAGTTCGTCGTCTGATAAAAAGACTGATATCATGTCGGTACTTGGAAAGAAATAATGCCTAAAAAACCACTGACTCATCTAGAGCTGCTGGAACGTCTTAAACAGGTCGATGAAGTATCTTTGCTTGAAATGCTGGAGATTTACTCTGATGAGTTAGTGGATAGGTTTCAAGACAAAATCGAAGCAAAACGAGAGTTTCTTCTCGGGGAATTAGAAGAGGATGACGAAGAGCCGCAGGAGAATTAAGGTACATGAGGAGCTACTCACCGATCCTCAATTCCGGCATCAAGTCCACAAACTTAAAAAACAAAGCCTTCATCGCCAACAAGAACGGGAATGGAAGCGAGAACTTAAGGATTTTCTAACTGATGAAAAACCCAAAGATTGATTTACATTATCCGATGGTGTTAATCATCTGGGACGACGCTTCTGGTTTCCGTCACGGATGGATGGATAAGGTAGATGAACCCCGCCCACAACTTGTAATGAGTGTGGGCTTTCTTATCAAAGATACACCTGATTACATAATTTATGCTTCAGATACGGATACCGATGGTGCCCATAATGGGCGTACTCAGATCCCTCGAGGCATGGTTAAAAAGATTCAGATTCTTCGTCACCCCACTAAAAAGGAACAGCCCCTTGCAGAAAAACAGATTCAAGAACCACTTCGCGGAAAACATCTTCCGGAATAAATACGCCCAAGGTCCTAACGATACTTGGGATAACCTGTGTGAACGCCTTGTTGCTGACGTATGTAACGAAACCCACCGCCCCCTTATGGATAAAGAAGAGCAGGGGCAGTTGGTTGAGTACATGAAAGAAATGAAGTTTCTGCCCGGTGGTCGTTACCTGTACTACGCTGGTCGTCCAGCTAAGTTCTACAATAACTGTTATCTGCTTCGTGCAGAGGAAGATACGAGAGAAGAATGGGCGGCTGTTACGTGGCGGGCTATGTCCTGCTTAATGACGGGAGGCGGCATTGGAATTGACTATTCGAGACTACGACCGGCTGGTAAGGTACTTGCACGAACTGGAGGGCAAAGTAGCGGTCCTCTCCCACTCATGTACTCTATTAATGAAATCGGACGAAACGTTATGCAAGGAGGTTCTCGCAGAAGTGCAATCTATGCAAGTCTCAATTGGCAGCATGAAGATGTTGGTGAATTCTTGCAGGCCAAAAATTGGTCGCCAGAGGTGGCCGAACTAAAGAAAAAAGATTTCAATTTCCCAGCTCCGCTGGACATGACTAATATCAGTATTAATTACGACGACGCTGCTTTGAATAATCTGAGTGAAAATAAGATTTTCCTTGAGAACTGCAAACAAGCAATGAGTACCGGGGAACCGGGATTCAGTTTCAACTTCGATAACAAACAAAATGAGACCCTTCGCAATGCGTGTACAGAGGTAACTAGTGAGGACGATTCCGATGTATGCAACCTTGGATCAATTAACCTTGGCAATATCGAATCTCTTGAAGAATTCAGATGCGTCACGATGCTGGCTTCCAAGTTCCTTGTGTGCGGAACTCTCCGAGCAGCTTTACCCTATGACAAAGTTTATAGAGTTCGAGAAAAGAATAGACGACTCGGGCTTGGTCTCATGGGAATTCACGAATGGCTCCTCAGACGCGGACAGGGATATTCTGTCACTCCGGAATTAAAGAAATGGCTCGAGGTTTATCGGGATGAGTCTAAAGCTGCTGCTGATTCTCATTGTGCTCGTTTATTTATTTCTTCTCCAGTGGCATATCGAGCGATTGCTCCGACAGGATCTATCGGAATTTTGGCGGGAACTACTACTGGGATTGAACCTCTTTTTGCTGTGGCTTACAAGCGGCGTTATCTTCGGGACGCTACTCGTTGGCATTATGAGTATGTGGTGGATGCTGCTGCGGACCGTATAATTAAAGAGGGTGATATTAACCCGGATAAAATTGAAACCGCTCTTGATCTAGCAGAGGATTATGAAAAACGAATCAAATTCCAAGCAGATGTACAGGATTACGTTGACATGTCAATCAGTTCCACAATTAACCTCCCTGCTTGGGGAACTAAGGGGAACAACGAGGACCTTGTTGGCCGATTCGCAGGATCACTTGCGAGATTTGCTCCTAGACTTCGTGGGTTTACTTGTTACCCGGATGGAAGTAGAGGAGGTCAACCCCTCACCAGAGTTGACTACCAAGACGCCTTGAACCATAAAGGGGTGGTTTACGAAGAAGTAGATGTCTGTTCAATTACTGGTAAAGGAGGGACGTGCGGTGCCTAAACGTGCTGTAATTTTTCGCTGGGTATCCGGCTTTGCCGTAGGGTTTGATATTGACTTTGATATGGCAGCCGTAAATATTTGGGTTGGTATTGTTTCTGTTACCGTTATCTGGAACCTTGAAAACTTTCGAGATAATCTAATTGGTCTTAGTAAAGATAACCTAAAGGGAGAAGAGTAGTGGATCCAGTTACCGTAGAAGTAAACAACTTCAAGAAAGCTTTAGAGTTTACCTCGAAGTGGGAAGGTGGGTGGTCTAACCATCCGTCTGACCCGGGTGGCAAAACTAAATATGGAATTACTGAGGCCGTTTACCTTCAGTATTTTCCGGGGCAAAAAATTGAAGACTGTACTCGAGACGAAGCAGCAGCTATTTATCGGAATATTTATTGGAATGGTACTAAATGCGGGGATCTTCCTTTTCCTCTGGCTGTTGTCGTTTTTGATTCGGCTGTTAACTGTGGGGTTTCTCGAGCTAATAAATGGCTAGAGAAAACACAAGACCCCAAAGAATACATCGAACTCAGGCGTCAGTACTACTACGACCTGATTGAACGACGTAAATCCTTTGAGGTCTTTAAGAGGGGTTGGTTAAATCGAATTAATGATTTAAGTAAGTATGTAGATATCTTACTCCTCTCGTAAGTACTTTTGCTGTTGCACGAAGCGTTGACTGCGGCTCCGGCGGTTCAGAACTTGTTCCGTCGGAGTCCAGTTCTTCTTCTCCGCAGTTGTATACAGGTTCCTCACCTGTTCGTTGGTCGCTCCAAGCGCCAACATCTTATCAATCTCCTTGGCAGGAAACTTCTCCCCCTCCCGAATTTTACGAATAGCTGCATCCCGAGCGGAGTTCATTTGCTGTTTCTGAGCTTCGACGTGCTGCTGTAACAGGTACTTACGGTGAGTCTCTACAGACTCTCGAATAGAGCGGACACCCAATGCCCGCATATCTTGCTCTCCCTCCGTACGGTGGACCCGAACCCCTCGCTGTGGATCTCGGACGTTAATGACATCACCATTTTTCTTGGTGTTTGCCTGCTCAAATGCCCAACGGTACGGGCCTCCTTGTGGGAGGACTTGATTGAGAAGGGGATTAACATCCCGTTCTTTAATCGACTGCACACCACCCATAACTGTTTCCCCGATTTTTCCGGGAATTACAAACAAGTTATCAGGGTTAGTCATAGACGGAGCAGAGAACGACAGAGATACATCCGCTCCAGTCACAGCCGACACCGCCCCAAAATTCATGGCGCGATCCCAAACTCCCTTGTTATTCTTGGCACTGTATACCCGATCCTCAATCTTCCATTTCGAGAACGGATCGATAATCCCGGCCTTTTCCAGAACACCCATAACCCGGTCATAATCTTCCCGGAGAGGCATTCCAATTAATCCGGAAGTAAGGTAAGTAGCCGCTAACATCATACCAGCCGGATACAAGTATTGGGGCTTCAGACCGTTTCTGGCGGCCTCTACGAACAGGGCAGACATCTGACTAGCGTAGTTCATTTTAAACGTCGCCAGCGGGCTTAAAAGGTCTCCCAAGGCCCCTGCCTTTTGGAAGACTAAGGGTTTAGAAGCTGGGCGGTAGTCAACCATCTTAATATTAGTGATATTACCGGCAGTCTCGAGGAGCTGTTTGCCAGACAAACCACTATCTTTAAGATAATGGAACATACTCAGGTAGAACTGAGTACGGGCTACCTGTTCCGAATAACGAATAAGGTGGGCACCAGTAACCCAGTCCATTACCCTATTATTGATAATATCCTTGTGGAACGCTCGCATTTCCTCGATAAAGTGGGGCTTAATAACGTCGTGTTGTTCGGCCCACTTCATGGCCTCTCGAATCTCTTTTGGAGGTCCGGCCTTATCCCACGCTTTTCCAAGGAAATAACGGTTGAAATCAACCATCCCTTTAAAGAGGGCGGGAGTAACTGTACCAGCACCACCAACCCCCTTAGACCCAAGTTCAGCAAACGCGGGCATAATGGATTGCAAAGGCTGGACAAGTTGGGTTCCAACATAACGCATGTTATATCCACCAAAGAAGTTTAGCATTACTGCCGACTTCAAGGCGGTGGCTGTAGTGCCAAACACATCGGCACGGATACCAGTAAGCTGTGATAAGCCCCCGGTAATAGCGTCTACTGCCGCATCAGCGACTCGTCCAATAGTCGGAAGGTCTCTCCGCATAGCAACATCCCAATGCTGCCTAGCATATGCCTGAGCATTAGCTTGTCCCGGAATGCTGTTACCATCCGTAATAGCACGGACGTACTTATCGTGGCGATTAACCTCCGCCCATTCAGCCATTTGTTCGGCATAGTAAGTTGCAGCACGGATTCCATCTTTAAAGTTATCCAGTCCAGAACGCATTGGATCAAATCCAAGGGTTCCGTAGATTCCTTTTTTCTCTTTAAAGTGTTGGTGGCCGCTAGACTGTTTTTCAACTTCCTTAGCAATCGCCTCAGTGATTAACTCTTTGGCCGCAGTAACTCGAGGATCAGCATTTTCATCCAAATGCTTCATCATATCCTCGAAGATAAGTTGGGCATTATCAACAGCACCTCGACCTCGAGTTGTCGAGCGAGTACGAGCTTCAATCTCCCCGAAGTTCCAGTCCGGATGTTCCGCCTTCAACTTAGCGATCACTCGCTTCAGCGAACCCAGTTCTTGGGTTCCAAATCTCCCCACAATCTTATTATCCACAAACGCATTGACTTGCCACCGTCCGGCAAATTGACCCGGGAAATAGCCCGGGCGTTCACGAACAGGTTTCATCCCGTTTGCCACACGGACTTCGTTAACAGTAGCAAGGATGTCTTTCATGTTCTTTTGGAGGTGGCCGTACCACTCAATAACCTCCGGAGACCAGCCTTGAGCTTTAAGCTCTTCCGCAGGAACCCAACGCTTACCCTCTTCTTTCCAGATAACGTCTGTCCAGAATTTTCCGATTTCTTCCTTGAGGGCTTTTGAACGCATCAGTTTGGCAGAGGACGCAACAATACCCGAGATTGGGTGACGTACCCAATTCTCAATATGGTTACTGATATCTCCCTTTGCCTTCTCCATAACAGAGTAGACCGCTTTAAGTGTAGGATTGTTTGTTGTGCGGGCAGTATCGGAAAGGCTAGATTGCAGGTCGTGGATCAAAGTTTTAAGGCTAGTCCACTGAACACTGTCTCCCCACTTCCCCTTAAAGCCAGTATCAATATCTTTGTGGCCCTGAAGATCCTTGACCATTTCCTCAACCGGCTTAAGTTCCATTCGGTAATCAGAGATTCCCGTGATTTGTTTAGAAGCTTCCGCAGCCGTTTGGTTTTGATATGTTTCGACAGGAGGAGCCTTCTTTCCACCATGCTCGATTTCGTACATAGTCTTTAAGACTTCCTCGGGAATACCCCTGTGCTCGGGACGCTTGGCATACTCAACCAGAGTAGGCTTCCCACCGAAGAGGTCGATCACTCCTGCCTGCTTTCCTCCGGGTTGTCCCATAGGCATTCCTTCCCGAATAGCATCGGGCATAGGACGGTAGGTTGGATTTGTAGAAATGGATCCAGAACCGCTTGATCTTCCTTGAGCTTCTGGTACTAATCGGCTAGGCCAATTCCGATCAAAGGCTTCACCATTAAAACGATCATGAGTAATGAGGACTGGGACTTTCTCAATTCCTTGACGAGCAAACTCATCCATACGGTGACGACCTTCATGAGAAGTCACAAACGTACGTCCATTAGTATGCGTATCTACTGTGAGTTGGGGACCATCCATTAATCCAGTCTCAGTAGCTAGTCCTTGACGAATTGATTCCCATTTTTCAGGGGCGAGTTTCATCCTCTCAGAACCGCGAGGACCGGCTAATTCCAAGAACTCTTTCGGAGACATCCAAACAACACGATCTCCAGAATTCCATTGATCTGGTTGTGCTTGTTTGGTAGCGGCCTTTAGAGTTTCTATCCATTTCGGACTAAATGTACCGGCAAATTTATCCAAAGCACCCACATTACCAAGCTTCCGAATAAGAGCCGATACACCAAAAGTCAGAATGTCAGGATCGATTACGCCGCTTTGCTTGCCACCGGGCTTTCCCCGTGGGACGGGGCGACCCTCCGGCACCCCAAGATTAGGACGTTCAGTTTTAACAATACCATCAGGATAAACCTTATGGACTCCGTAATCCGAAACCTCTCCCGCAGACGACTGAGTATCACGACGATACATTTCAGCCTTCTCCCGGTAGAATTGGAGTTTACGTTGCTCATACTTATCAAGGTACTCCCCATAACGTTCTTGGAGTTCTCGAGCAGTTTCAGTGATCTGCTTAAGGCTGGCCTCTAGAACTCGTTGGGTAGCTCCCGAAGGACCACGATTAACAGTCCCTTGGTTAGTTTTACCCATGCGGTAATCCGAGGCGGCTTGCATGTTAGCCTCAACATCATCCCACAGCCGACGAACCTCTTTCAGAACATTACGAATAGCTGTAGATTTATTAGAAGCCCGCTCAATAGATTCTACAAGGTTGGGACGAACATCCGTCGTATTGTAATCAATACCTTTACCAGACTCTAATGAATCTGCTTGTTTACTTAGCTCATCCGCCTTTTTAAATAAATGCTCAACTTCAGGGAATGATTTTCCTTCATTCAATAGGCGATTAGCTTGTTCATAATAAATTTCTGCTCTACGGCGAATAATGGCAGGATCGCCTTTAGGAGTGGGCGGAGCATCTTCCGCAAGACGAGGACCAACTTCCGCTCCTGCTTGGCGGATCGCTGCTTGTGTTTCTTTAGGCCCCATCCCAGCAATATTTTCGACTGGGTTAGTTCCTTGAAATTCATCATTTAGGGTGCGGAGTTCTCCCGGAGTAGCACGATCAGCCAGTGCTTCCAGATCTCGACCACCGTAATGCTCGCCACCTTTTTCATACACCCGCGCATCAAATTGTGGGGCAGTATAAGGATTGATTCGTTGACGATCAATTGCATTTGTAGCCAAGTCTCCCTTTACTTCAGGAGCGCCTTCAGTAAGTCCGGCTTCCTTAAGCACTTGTTCCATAGCCAAGTCTTCAGCAGCTTTGGCTTGGGCGTCCTCAGCCGCCTTTGCAGCCCGTGCTTTAATTTCAGCTTCAGCTTTAGCACGGATTTCAGCAGCGTGACGAGCACGCATATTAGCCGGAAGTTTTGCAGCAGGAGAAAGTACCGCAGCACCCATTCCCACATCAAACATACCTTCACCAGCACTCTGAGCAGCCGCATTATCCGGGACATCTTTATCTCCGCGAAGAATACGATCCACAATCATAGCGGCTGGACCAGCAGCAACTAACGGATTACTCGCAATACGTTGCGCTTGGTTCCCAGTCTGCTCTTTAGCCCACTCAAAAAACTTTCCAATTTTTTCGTCATAGTATTTAGACGAATCCTGCATAGTTGGAAGTTCGAGTTTATTCTGTTCAGGGTGAACTCGTCCTGCGGTATTAAGTGATTCTCCTTGAGATAAATCAGAAGCAACTTGACCTGCTTGTGTTCCCATAGATAATGGGAAGTTTACCAGACCTCGTACAAGAGATTCAGCAAGTCCTCCAGCATTTTTGAGAGTGTCTGTTGCAATGTTTCCAGCACCATCTTTCCCCTGTTGCGCTTTGATGTGAGAATCAGACGAACGAATCTGACTAATCGTTTGGTTCAGATTAGTTTCATCCGCAATATTGTATTCAATCCCGTCAATACGGAACTTACCCATTACTTTACCCTTTCAACTCCGGGAGGAAGATCCCCGGATTGAGGTAACGGCGCCCCATCCCTACCCATTCTCGGATCAGGAATTAGGGAACCTTTTGCAGCATCAGCAGGAGGTTGGCGAGTCGGATCCGCATTAGTTACTTTAAGTTGAGCAGAGATACGCGCTTGTACGTTCGCTCGAATCTGGCCCGAAGGATCATTCTCATCATTAAGTACAGCAAGAATTCCCATCCCCTTAGCAATAGATGCGGGGCCATTTGATTTGTTAAAGGCATCTAACTGCGCTTTAAACGAAGTTGGGTCTAATTTACCACCAGCCCCACGCATTCCAGCAGCGGTAATACGTGCCATAGCCCCAATAAGGGCAACTGTCTGTGCAGACTCACCCCGAGCCTGTGCTACAGCAAGTGCTTTTTCATAGTCTTGGAATTTTTTATCAAGAGCACGTTGATGGTCTGGAGTATTTACTCCGGCGGTAGCCGTAGCCTCTAACTCGTTAGAACCAACAAACTCTCCGGGAGTCCGACCTGTCATTCGTTGCATAAGCGTTTGCATAACCGGATTAAGCTTAGTTCTCATTTCAAGAGCTTGCTCCGGTGGAAGCTTTTTAAGTAATTGATTAATTGCATCTAACCTAGTAGCAGCATTAGAATAATCAAGAGTATCTGCTTGTTGCCCAAATAATCTACCATGCGAAGATTTATAAGCAGCTTCAGCTTTCTTCCCCTCAAGATCTGCATTAAGCATTTCTTGAACCATAGGAAGCTTAGCTCTGGCTTGAGCCATCTTAAGCTGGTCTTCTGCTTCTCGAGTGGGAGCATCCCTAAGAAACTCAGAGACAGTCGTTTTCAGTTTAACGTTATTCAACGCATCCGTCATCAAATCTTGTTGTTTATTCAGATCGGAATAATGTTGTTTGTCTGAGTTTAAAACTCCCCCAAGAAAACCACCAATAGGGTCAGTCTGAACGTCGTTGAAGGTAGCCATATTTTACGAGAAGAAAGTCTTCATAATATTGTTGTAAATATCATCTGTTGATTGCCTCGAACCTCCAAACAACCCAGATGTTGCTTCCCTAGCTGCAAAGCCAAGGTTAGAGTTAGCTTGATTAACAACCCCAAGTCCTTTAGAAGTGAGATCGCCCTCGATCCCCGCAGCAGTACTTGGCGATTGGTACAGACCAGCCGCTTTAAGGTTGGCGTCATAATTAGGATTAAAGATCGATTGCATACTACGATTAGTCACGGTGTCAGCAATCTGGTTGACTCCAGAACCAGAGTTGTTAAATCCTCCAGCCGCAGCTTTACGAGCGGCTTCGTCGGTAAACTGACCAATCATAGGCTTCCAGTATTGGTTCATGTATCCCTGTGGATCATCACGCATTTGGCGAGCAATCGGCAGCCACTCGTCCCACGGACGTTTGTATTTATCGGCAATCTCTCCAGCCTTAGTGAAGTACTTATCGGCGAGATCATCAGTCATTTTGTAGCCAATAAGACCACCAAGGATTTTGCCCCAATCTAAGCCCCCAGTTCCGGTTGGAGCAAACAGACTATTACCATTTCCAAATAAACTTCCAGCCGCAGGACCAAGAATAGAACCAAGTAATTGACTCATGCCCGGAGGTAGGTTAGGCCAACCACTGCTATTTGGAGTTGGTGTTCCAACTTCAGGAGTACCTCCCTCCCACTGAGACATCCAATCAGCGCTCGAGTCTTGTGCCCACCAGTCGGCTAAATCTCCAGATGGTTGCACAACTCCATCCACTGTTGTACCAGCAAATCGTGGATCCGCATTCCAAGCCATTTCAGCTCCTCCCCCAGTAGCAGCAGCAGCGGCCCCAGCCGCATCCCCACCAAGTCCAGCAGGTCCAAATCCCCAACCAGCCTCAGTCATTCCGGATGTAGCAGCAGGTAATCCACCACCCGCTCCTGCAACTCCGTACGCGCCAAGCGCGGCGAGCAGAACCGGCAAGCCACCAAACTCATCACCACCAACAGGCGGCGTGAGCCAGCTCATATCAAACTCTGCATTCGGATTGCTAAAATCAAAATCCACCGGGGCCTGACTTAAAAGACCACGTAAAATTTGTCTCCCAGTCCCTTGACCATGCCCAATAGAAATGTCCATATTGGTAGGAAAGTCGTATCCGGGAGAAGTAATCCCAGCACCGTCCTCTCCACCACCATAACGAGTTCCTAAGTGCTGATTCCAAAGTTCTTGTAAAGTCATAGGTCGTTAACCCTCGTAAATTCCAAAAAGTGTAAAAGTATTTCCAGAAGCAGCTTGTGTTGCTAGATAGCATCTAGAGTTTGTTGTATCAATGTGGCAAGTACCTACCGCAGTATTGTCGGTCTTATTTGTCATTACAGCCATTCCGGATAATCCTTTTGCAGCAACAGGTAAAGTCATGTAAGTAGTCCCAGCAGTAGAGGCAATACTTGTTGCAGCGGAAAACTGAACTTGGAATTCTACAGCCCTACCAACCTTCCGATATTTACCACTATAGGAGGTAGCTCCCACAACAGTAAGACTCGTAAACGTAGGAGTAAACGACTCCCATTTATCTTGTCCAGCAGCGTCTCGCTGTGAAAATCGTTGAAGTTCATTCAACATCCACCTCAATAGATTCTAATCTTAACGGAGAGTTTGATGTGTTTACAAACTTAAAAGCACGTCTCCGGAAAGATCCTAATTGTTTGATATAAGCTCGCTCATCTGAAAGATCTACTTGCCGTGCCGTTGACCATGTTTGATAATCATCATCTGACCATGTAATATCCACTGGCGTTGAATCATTTTGTTGATCTCCGACCAATTCCAATCTGGACATAAACTTTCTGTACATGGTTCCATTATCAAACTTAGAGGTCTGAATTGTAACAGTATAGTTTGATCCATCATCCTGAAACACAGGAGAGGCAGGGTTAATTCGGTAGACTTTCCCACTTGTAGACTCCCGGCTAATCGAATACATTACGTTGGTTGCTTTTGTGTTCCCAGCAAATCTGTACCATAATCTAGCATTACCAGATGTCCACTCATGCCACATATTGTCTTCTTCCACATACACATAGGTTTGTCCAGAACCAGTCTGGACAAAGACAAACGTTTTACCAAAGATTTTAGCGGCTGATACATCTAAGGTTCCACCATACGCCAGAGCGATTTGGGCCTCTACGAATGGCGTACTAACACGCTTAGGAGTATTCCCATCCATTGTGTATACAGCAAACGAACCAATATCCGTTGAAGCTACCCAATACAACGAATCCTCAAGTTGGGTCATAGCACGGCTAGAAAGGCAGCCAATACGATGGAATCCTTGCTCAACCCGGGCTAATGGAGAGCCAATAGCATTTCCGGCATTGTAGAACATTTCAACGGTTTCCGAGCCAAAAGCAAGAATATACTGCTTGTATCGGATTAGACCGATCCCCATATCCGGATACATCTGAGCTTTAATGTTGTTTCCAGATGTCCACGCCGACACAGAGTTTAAGTCTGAGTTATAGATATACCCAGACGAGTCCATAATAAATGCGTAACCATCAAGATGGGCAAAAGTACCCACGTTAGCACTTGGGAAATCTACGTCCGTAATTTGAGTCATTGCCCCACCATCGGGGTAATAATATGCGGTTCCGTTTTCACACGGAATTACTAAGGTAGTAGTGCCAGTCGCCGATGTTTCGGTAATGTCTCGAGCCACGCTTGCAAGAGTCCCTAACGACGTAGTTCCATTATAGATATTACTTGTTGTAGTACCAAAAGCACTGATTACGTCTGTCCCGGCCCCCTTACCTGCCCAGATATGAATAGCTGTCCCACCATGCCCGGAACGAGGTGTATTTACAGACTCGAATCCCGGCCGTTTAGTACAATAGAACGTTTGTTTGCCTGTGAGGGGGTTTTCAAGTTTCTCAGTAAAGCAGTTCACGTACCGTTGATCTTTTGACGATTGCGAAATCGAACCAACAATCATAAGACCAACAATCCCCAAGCCAACAATTCCGCTTGTGGAAGGAGTGCCAATTAGGTCAGTAAATGTCCGGTTATTGTATGTCCCTGCTAACGGAATCCGTAATGGTTCCGCTGCATTAAGGGCAGACGATTTACTCAGGGGCATACTCAGTTCCTACCTCAAAGAACACAGAGCCATACTCAGTATCCGATTCTTTCGCTTGGTCGAGAATCATCCCCGGGCCGTATACCTCTTTCCACAGGGCAGCTCGTTCATCTTTAGGTACTCCATAGTCGGGAGCAAGTTCATATGCAAGCCCCCAAATAAGTGCCCTAATCCACGATTGCGGAAAATCGGGAGTATCCGTAGCCGAATCAAAATCTTCAAATGGTCGTTGGATAGTGAGTTCAATAACTCGATCCCCATCTACAAATCGTGGGAAGAAACTTAGAGTTCCCGAGGAGAGTTGAGCATCGTAGTACACTTGGTTAGGAACACCCTCAGACGATAGATTACCAAGGCTGTAGTAAGTGTCTCGACCAACCATGTTAATCTTGTACCGATTTCCAAGGCCCGGATTCACTACATACGCATTAATAACTCGCAACGGCTTATTCAGCTTCGTCTGATAAATATAGACATCAGCATCGGTATCCACATCCCCAGTTAACGCTGAAGTAAGAGTCACAACCGAACCTGCTGGAGCACCGTTTACAGTAGTCCAGTGCATAGTTCCATCGTCCATTTCAACACCAATGTAGTATCCATTAGAGATTCCAGTAGTCGAATCAACCGTAATAGTACTACCTCCACTGGACGAAGCAGCGGATGTATTCGTGTGTGTATAGGAGAGGGTTGCATGACCTCCAGTAGCGGATAATGTTACAGCGGAGGTATTAGAAACTGGTAACACATAAGCTTGGCTCGTTGCCCAAAGTGGCATTCCAATACCATGCCACGCTTTAACAAGAGCATTAAAAGCAATAGCGGCTTCTGAGACTTGGGTAGCATTGGGAGTTTCCCCCTGCCCAATAGCCTCAATCTTTTGTAAAGCGGCTTTAATGATTTGATCTCTATTGAGTTCAAAATCTACAGAGGCGCTGGTAGTCATTTAATAAAATGCTCCTTAATTACAGTAAACAAAAACACAACTAATGTTACAGCTCCCCAACCAAGTACATGAGCCTTAGCCTTCTCCCAGAGTTCTTGTTTTCGTTGTTCCTTCTTCATCCACGCCTGCACAAATTGGTGGGCATCTGATGTCATGTGCTTGTCAATAGCATCATCTAAGAGTTCTTTGACATCTTCTTTAGTTAGGAAATTTTGCCGTCTTTCAACTTGACCACTCATTGAAGTCCCTCTCGTTTTGCAGCCCCTTCACAATGTCCGGGATCAATAGTGTTTAAAAGAGTACAGAGCCATTTACAAAGGAAACAATTACTTTTCCCACATTCAGCACTTACGGTATATTCCCCACTCCAACCAAGTAAAGCTGCCATTACTTTATCAAGAAGTTTTAAGAGTTTCTTTGCATATTCCCAATCAATAAAGGTAGCAACAAAAGAAACCGGAATTGCAATAAGTGCGGCAATACTAAAAGGAAGCCATAGTACCAATAAAACAACTAAGAGTTTCATGGTAATCTCTGTGCGCGCAGCGCCTTGATCTGGTCGTCGAGCGCCTTCACGTTCTGCATACCGGCGGTGAGCATGAGGTCTGGACCGCCCTGCTGCTTTGCGATCAAGGCCATGCCGAGCATGAACTCGCGCACGCCACGGACGTACCCCGGCCGCGCGGCCTCCAGCGCAGCGATCTGCCGGTCGATCCCGGCGTTGTGCTCGATCTTCGCCACGTCCACGGCGTCGAGTTCTTCCTGCGTCGGGCGGGGGCCGAGCTTCGCTTCGTCCCAGTGTGCGATGTAGGGGCCGGAGCCGTCGTCCTGCACCCGGTAGTCCGCGAGGGGGTTAGCGTTGGGGTAAAGGTGTCTGAGGATCAGGCCGAGGTTGTTCATACGCCCCCCTGCGAGATGCGATGCCCCGTAAGGTACGAGTTCCCGCCTACGGCAATACTGTTCGGTGAGTTATAAACGTACCCTTCCAGATAGTCGGAGGTTCCGTTCATGACTACCGCCACCGTTGTGTGCGCCCCTGTGGCAGCCGCCGTGCTGTTCGCGTTATAACTTTGCGTGTAGATACCGCCGTTCTTGTAGATGTAGCCGATCAGTTGCCCGGCGGAATCCGTTCCAATGCCAACATTTGCGGAGCAGTAGTACACGCCAGCGACGTTTGGTTGATACCTGTAATTCGTTACGCTGTCGTATACAGAATCGAAGTCAAAGTGCTCTGTACCGTTTTGGACCTTTGTTTGTGTGGCCGCCCCCGTGTTGCCTCCGTTGCAGTAGGCGAAGAACGCGCAACTCGGAATCACGAACGGAGCTTGGTCGATCTGCGTGATGGCCGCCGCCCACGTTCCCGCAGTCGTCTGCGTCGAGAGCATCTTCGCCACGCAGATCCACGGCACGTTGCTGCGCGCCGTCGTAGAGTAGACACCCGTGGCCGAGTCCGCTGCACCCGCGCCACCTTCTGCCGTAGTGCTGACGAGACGCGCCTTGCCGAACACGCCGGGGTAGTCGGGCGGCAGATTGGACACCGCAAGCTCAGCGGTGCCGGAGTTGTTGATAAGGTAGACGAAAATGTGCTGCGCGATGGCGCTTGCGTGGCCGAGCGTCGAACCGCTCGACACGACCACCGAGAGGGCCGAAGTGATCGCCACGACGTCGAACCCGGAGTCGGTCAGCGTGGCCTTGCGGAACAGCACGTAGACCGGATTGGTACTAGACGGATCGTTGCCGTCGTCGCCTTTTACTGCAATAGTAAGAGCATTTGACCCCACACTAGTACTAATCTTACCATTGATAAGTAAGCCTTGTCCAAACGGCATGGATTTTGCCATAGCTGTAATAAGACGAAGTTTTTTACCTGTAGCAGCACTAGCATCATAAGCTGGGACAAAATCTGCAATTTTATCTGGCGACGTGTCTTCCGTTAACCCAGAAACAAGAGCACCGGCAGCAGCGGGCTTATCAGTAGGATCGCCAAAGATCGTATAATGAAGTCGGTTGACATCATTAAACCAGTCCGCATCTGTTAGTGTTACACCATTAGTAAAAGTAGTATCCATTAGCTCAGACTCATGTTAAAAGTACCAGTTGGAATTGTAGTTTCTTGAGTTCCAGTAGATTCCGAAATATAGGAAACAGTTTGAAAATCATCTGTAGTTTTTTCTGGGCGGGTAAATGGCAACGGCCCAGACTCAGCCCTGCCCTTTAAAAAGTCTTGTGGGTGTCTTGGTTCCCAACACCGATCACACACCATGAAACCAGTCCATTCTTTTTTTAGATCAGTATTTTTGAGTTTACGGAAGCATCTATCACAGATGACATTCCATTTGCCTAACTCAAGTCTTGTGTTATTCATTAATAATTACGATGGTAGATCCACCGCCCCCAACTGTAGGAACTAGTGTTCCGGTTAAATAAGATTGTTGTTCAAATTGTCCCGGACCATAAATAGTACCCGTTCTAACATCATCTATATCAGGAAATCTATGATGTGAGTGGTACGGTGTAGGTGTATCCCGTAAAACAACTGTTGTCGGTGTTGCGTGCTGTACCCGAAGTACTACTTTAGAGAAATTTGGGTAATTAATGTAAGCCATTACGTACCATCAATATTAGTTGGAATTAAGGTATTAGCTGTTGCTCCACTCCTATCTGGACTTCCTGATAAATAAGCAACCACATAATGGGCAACTCCGGGATATTGTGTAGGGATATCAAAACTTCCGTCTTCTCGAGATTGTACTTCATAACCACCATAAGCATCATCGGAGGTTCTGAAAGCATGAATATCAGCACCCGATAATGGGGCATCAGATGTGTCTACAGCCATCCCTTTGATGAACTTCAAGGTCTGTGTACCCTCTCCGTCGCAGGAATAAGGTTCAAATAAATCTTTCATCGAGAGATCATACCAACTTGCCCCATCACTACCAATAGGGGAGCCAGCTCCTACACGACAACCGAACGACCAGAGTGAATACCAGCAGTTCTTGTCCTTCCACGTCTTAGGTGCTCTGCATTGCCATTGCCATCTAGGATCGTGCCGGCTTTCGTCGAAAGCCGGTTGTAACGTAGCAGGTTGAGCAGAGAATCCTCCACCAGTTGCCCCGACTGTGCCAAACCTTAATTGAACTCCCATTACATTACATCCGCAATTTCGTTTCGGGCAGCAATTAATTTTTGCTCTTCCGGAGTTCTATAAAGGGCTGTATCATAGCCGGGAACAACTAATTTATGCCCGGTTTCTAATTTTCGACGTGCTTGTTGGGACATTAAATAGTCTCGAGCAGAATCAAGCATTTTCAGGATGTAATCTTCATCCGTAATTGTTCCACTGATTGCCATATTCATCCCACGAGTTAACGTAATAGTTACAGAAGCAACTACAGGATCTCCATGAAGATCATCTAAAGTTTGCCTTTTCATGTCGTACGTTCCCAAAAAACTACCCACAAAGGGGAAGCTTCTTCTGTTAAAAAGGGATGAATTACAGCTTGCACAAAATTCCAGCCCTCTGAAGAACGAATAGCAAGTCTCTCATCCAAATAAGAATCAACAACCTGCTCACGAACACATTCAATCATTCGTCAACCACCGCATGAATATCCACAACAGCGCTATTAGCAGTAATATTCCATGCAACTAAGGCTTGTCCACCGGCGGGGAGTACAATTCCTCGCGGGAACGTAAATACCGCCGCCGCCCCAACAAGAGCGGCTAGTGAAAATTTTCGGAAGAATTGAGTAGGAACAGTGGGCGCAGTGCCGAACGCAACAGCGCCCTGTGTAACTCCAGTCGGTCGCCCTTCATCTTCGGCCAAGAATGCAACACCACCCGTAAGGGTCGGGGTGTTGGCAGATCGACCAAAGCCAACAACGCACGCAGTCGCGGCGCCATTGAAATATCCCCATTCCATACAAGCTGCTTCGTTTGTAGCAGGAGAAAGGAAAGCATGACTTGCGGCGGCAATAGTAGTTACTGTAGTACGTTGTGCTAAAGAATAAATAGCCATCTAAATTCCTTTAAGTTGTTTCCGTGTATTCAATACTAACATGAACGGTTTGGGTTGTAGATAAATTAACAATGAGTGCATTGTTAATTCCACCATCTAAATAACGTTGACCCGCTCCAATATTTCGTGCCCAAATAGCTCCAGCTTTTAAGGAGACTTTATAAAGTGTCGATCCCCCAACGGTAAATTTTACAATAACAGTAACATCAGCACTATTTGCTCCATCAGCAGAAAGACATAAATAACCAAGACGTACCCGATTACTTGCTGTTGGTGTATGAATTGTAGTATCTCCAGAGGCACTCGCTGTTACTGATTTAGCTAATGTTGTAGTATCCGGAATATCAACAGTTAAAGAGCCTCCATTATCTGTTACAGGGTATGTTGATGGGAAGTTATTAACCCCCACTGTACCATCAACTGTAAGACTTCCGCCGTTATCATCAACACTAATTGGCTCATTTAATGTCGCTGAGACAGTACCAGAAACAGGTACAGGGGTGGCCCGTAACTCTGCATCAGTTAATCCACCGCCTGTACTTGAAACAACATTAACCCGAACGGCATCGTTTACATCATCAATAATTGCATCACCATTTGGGGTTTTAATGTCCTTGATGATGTCACGAGCCATTATTAATCCTTCTTACGAAGATACAAAGTAATAGAGGCTTTATCTCCCGCAGTATGTCCAACGGTAGTCGCCACAATATCCCCAGTACCTCCTGCCGAATTAGGATCAATAAATCCTTGATACTTTCCTTTTTGGGTGAAATCAATTCGGTTATATCCCGATAACATAGCAATCTCGTCATCTGTAGCATGGTCAAATTCAAGAAGAATCTGCATTCCATCCACGTTATGCTCAATGCGTTCAATAACCAAACGACCCGGTTCAGTACCATCAGGACCAGTAAATGTACTACGATCCACAAGAATTGCATCTGTGGATCCTGTTCCATCCGAATAAATCTCAGCTTGTACAACAAGCCGACGAGGGCCGTTATATAAAGTAGTCAGGCTAACGGTATCAGCCATGAGTCACTTCCTCCCAATATTTCGACATCGCAGCAACCGCTTGCCTCACTTTATTCTCTTGAGTACGAACAGCCGCTTCTTGTTTACTCAGTACTTGAGAACGAAGATCAAGGTTTTGGAGAAGGGTAGCATTAGCAAGTTTAGCATCTTCAACTTCCGCTCGAATTTGACGAGTCCCCTCAAATTCCCTTTTAAGCGCTTGGTAGCGTTGTTCCAATTCGGTTTCACGCTGCTTTAAATGATCTTTGGCTTTGGCTTCCTTCGCCGCCATATATTCGTCAAAGGCGGCCTTGTCCACCGCAAGCTGGTCTTTTTCAGCTCGCAAAGCATCTTTCTGTGCCTCCAGTTCTTCCATTGTCTGGAATTTCTGAGTCTGCGCTGCAAGACGCTTTTCAGCGTCCTGCATTGCTTTCATTTTTTCAGTGTACTTGCCGTCGTCTTTAACGAGATCAACAAGTGCCATTAACTCACGGATATCCAGCTCTTTAGCCATGATTAACGCTCGATAGCAGCAAAGATATAGTCCACCGTCATAGTCTTGGCAACAGCTTCACCGTTTTTGAGACCAAACGAAACAGTCAGTTCCGTATTAGGCAGGTACGTCGAAGAGGCATCAAGAGTCCCTTTATGGACATCATTAATAAAGTACTTAATGCTCGAAAGACCATCATATTCCCAACCAAGGGTGACATAAGTAGCCGCAGCCATTGTATGAATACCTGTGGCCGAAGTTTGTCCGGTAGTTGTGTCTTTTTGGCAGTAAATAGCCAGCGAGGTCGAACCATCTTCCTTCATGAAGAAGACACCATCGGTAACACCATCACCAGCCGTAGACGAGAACGGGTCGGTATCCGTAACCATCAGACCAGCATAGAATTCCGATTCAGTGGCATCCGAGATTTTAAGACGAGTTTTAAACCAAGCCTTTTTACCAGCGGTGAGCAAGAACGATTCCCCAAGTTTCTGGAAGAAATCCGAGTCATTATCAGCCGCATCGTTAGTAACGAGGAGTTCGCCAAACGAGCCGTCAGTAAGCGCTTCTGTGGCCGAACCAGCTCCGGCCTCAATAGTTGTAAGGGTCCAGTCTCCGACGTTGTACTCGTTAAAGTCGTTCCAGTAAACGTGAAGTTTAGTGGGATCCGGAGCAGGATAGTTAGAAAGAGTTGTGTTGGCATCAGCGGTCGAGATACCAGCAGTATAACGAACAGGATTAGGCATAGTCACGTTCCTTTTAGTGAGGAACGAGGGGAGCTGTTCAGGCCCCCCTCGTGATTACAAATTTACTGCTTAGGCTCCCGGCGAACCGAAGAGAGCACGCGGATCAGTCCATCCGAACGAACCACGCCACATAGCTTTGAACTTGGCGTTATCCGTATCGAAGTCATTATCCGTCGAGAAGTTCAGAGGCGAACGCTCAAAGTACTTCATGCCCGAAGGAGCATTGGTACGAATGAACCACGCATCGGTATCCGTCAGATAATGGTTGACCTTGAGACCCTCGGGGAACTTACCCTTCACCACGTTAACCGTAAGGTTAGCCGTAAACGGTTCAGTAGTAGTCTTGAGGATTTTCTCGGCCGTAAAGACGAGATCCACAGGCACAATCAGGCTACGAGGCATGATCGAGATCTTCAGTCCACGGTCGTTTGTGAACTTCATGAGGTCGATACACGCTTGTTCCAACGCCGCTTCCGACAGGTCGGCAGAGGTCGTCAGTTCGTTAGCCCACGTTCCACCAGCAATATTCGGGTGGTCAGTAGCCAGAAGTTCCTTGGCATCACCACCAGTATAGCTCGAGTTGAACGCACGGTTGTACACGTTAGCCGCAAGCGTCTCAATCGTTTGATTGAAAGAGAACGCCAGTCCCTTGGCACGCCGTTCTCCGATGATCTCATATTGGTCATCTTCAAAGGCGTTTTTCGTGATAACGAAACCAGAGGCAAACTCCGCGTGGGTGTAGCGAGTAATGAAACCTTGCTTTTCCGTATCGTAGTTAATCCCTTGGCCTTCGCCACGTTGATGGAACAGTCCGAACGAGGACATCCCAACATCTTCTTCAAAAGCCTTACGGCTCTTGTATGTATCGAAGAGGTCGGTATACTCTTTCTTGTGCTCCGAATAAGCCTTGCCCCACCATTCATTTACACCGGGCCAGAGGGCTTTTGCAAAAGTACCAGTATTGATAATAGACATTTACCTGTCCTCCCTATTAAACGCCAGCCACACCACCGCGCAGCGAGTGATCCATAAGCATCACGAGCCACTTGGCGTGTTCACCGTAGTTGTTATCAGGAGTTGGGTTGAGTCCGATAATACGGAGGTTAAGCCCCGCAGTAGTCGCCTCAGTACTGTTATCCAGTTCCATTCCCGACATACCAGTTGTAGTATTACCCGAACCCACAACCACGTCAGCGTTGAGACCAACTTCGGCGTTAGTCAGCGCAGTACCACCCGACACCTCTTGAATCTCGAAGAGCAGATTAGGATCATCCGCCACGAGAGCAATACGGTTAGTGGACGCTGTGCGATAACGCAAAGCAAGGTTCGACGTATCCGGAAGGAAGCCGATAATTACCCCAATCGAAGGATCTCCAGCCGCCGACTGAATGACGGTCGGCATACCCTCGCAGTTCTGTCCATTCACAAAAACACCCGCCGCACCAGCAGCAGCTCCCGGTTTCACAAGGTCTCCAACAAACAGAGCTGTACCATCCGAAGAAGGCACAAGATACTGGTTGCAGGCACCATTGTAGGGAGCACCACTCGCGTAGCGCACAGGGCGGAGGCCCTGTTGACGATCAACGTTAGCCATTGATTTAGTCTCCTAGAAAGGCGTCAGCGGGGTACTTAAAAGCAAACTATCGGCCTAAATGCAGGCCGCCATATTCACCTTCTCGTTTACCCACTTCACGCATATCAGCCACGGCTGCATCAACCGCGGCTTGTTTGGCGGCTTGGTCCTCATTATAGAAGTCTTTCGGAATTCGCATAAGAACGGCTACCACCCCATTGCCAACTTTTTTAACATAGGCCGAACCGTATTTGTCCGACGCTTTGTTAACAGAAGGCATCCCAATTTCATGTTCCGATGTAACGATTTCATAGCCAGCAAGTTTGAAACGATCAAGACGACCCTCTTCATCATTCACCCAACGGTAAACATAATTCGGATCCTTACCAGCAACAGTCATTACATCACGCGGCCCACTAACGGGAATTCTCCGGGGTCTTTCCGGGACAGTCTTTACTTCGTCGGTCTTCTTCACCTTAGTCATTTTTGAGTCTCCCTTATCGGACTTTTTTCAGTTCTGCGATATATTTCTCTTTGGTCATGTGACCCGAGCGAATAAGATCTCGCATAACTTTCTTCTCAATATCGGTCATTTCAAAATCGTCAGCAGCTTCTTTACGTTGCCGTCCAGATCCATTTCCTCCGGTGGGGCTAGGAGCCTCCCGACGACCTTCAAATTTTTCAGGATACGCTTTACGAATCTTGGCTTCCACATGGGCAAAGACTTCGGCCTTAGTAGGCTCTTTTCCTTGTCCTTTCATGCGTTGGACATAAGCAATGGCAAATCCATTAGCGTCCGTCTGCATTTCAGTGTCCGTGGTATACCACTTGTTCTTTTCAGTCCAAGCAGCCACTTCAGGATCCATTCCGACAGATTCCTGAGTTTTGACCTTCTCAAGCTCTTTGGCTTGTTTTTCAAAGGTCTCTTTCTCTTTGGTAATCTCGTCGTCAATCTGTTCAGCCAATTCATGCTCACCCTCACGGATGGCAAGTCGTTTTTGCGCTTTTAGCTCATCTAGGGCCTTTTTATGGGCTTGTTCAAAGACAGTTTCGTGATGTTGTGCGAACGCTTTGAGAGCTTGGTCTTGCATCGACACCTTTTTGTTGAGGGACTTAATCGTAGTCAGTAGTTCACCACGATCAATAAAGTCACGCGCAGAGCGCCACTCATCAGGGTCTCGACCATCCTTTACCCAATCTTCTTTGGGTTTCCATCCTTGCCCCATTGCAACTTGTTCAGTTTCACTTGGGATATACTCCTTAACTTCTTCAGTAACAACCGGATCAACCGGGTCTTTAACCTCTTCGGTCATTCTTGTACTCCCTTCAAGATGATATCTTCATCGTTACAGGCAATCATCATTTCTCCGTTGATGTCCATGACTCGAGCACCATATTTGGAGTAGTACACTTGATCGCCAACTTTAATTGGGGGTTCATCGTAACCGAATTGCTTAAAGGCACTTTCGCCGATGTAAACAACCTCTCCAATTTCACAATCTACTGCAATTTTTCGTTTATCGTACGAAATTACAATCCCGCTTTCCGTCTCAGTTTCAATCTGCGGACGGAGAAGAATCCGATACATTATCGGAAGAAACTTCATATTCAACCTCCAGAACTTCAGTTAACGCCCTAATAATTCCCACCAGCAACCTGTCGTTGTGGGGGTCCATTCCTGCACTTACGGATAAAATGTCTTTGGCTTCGTTGATTCGTTCTTGAATCCCCATGAAAACCAATTTAGTGACCCTATCCTCTTTCCAAAGTTGAAACTCTTCTTTAGTAACTGACATTTAATTAGGCAGTTTCCTTTTTCTGTTTATATTGAAATTCCCGATCTTTTCGGGCTTCAGCAGCGGCACTAACCATACTCATCAGGTCAATACCCTGTTGATTCTTTTGGAGTTGGATGTTATCCGAGTGCTTGTTAATCTCATCAATGCGCGACATTCTCTGGTCGTATGCACTTTGGAATTGAGCAATCTCATCCAGTACCATTTGGTATTCTTCCAGAGCCATCCCCTTCTCTTCAGAGGCAGCTTTAGCAACAGCCAGCATAGCTTGGGCTTTGGCAAGAATTTGTTTAGCTTCCGATTCAAGGGCCATAAGAGTAACTTTAGCCGATTCAATCTTGAATCGATTATCAATGTCCTTATTCTTGAGAACAACTTCAGGATCAGGCTGAGGCGGCGGCACTTGCAGCAACTTCTCAATAGCCGGATATTCTTCTGCTTCCAGAATACGACGTTTAACTTCTTCCCCATTAAGGCCAAGGGCGAGCAGTTGGACCAGACGTGCAGCCTTCTGCACACGCTCCTGTTGGCTTCCCGAGGCTGGGTCAGCCGACGGGCAGATGTCATAGTTGTCAATATCGTACAGTTGTTTGGCCGGGATCGGTTGTGGAGAATCAATCATACGTTGAATCTGCTCATCTGTACGGTAAATCTGATTCAAACGATAAATCTTCTTAAGTTCTTTTTCCAAGGCACGGTAGTTACGTTTATAGATAGCTGTAAACAGCTTCATACCTTGGTTAACTGTTTCCATCGTAGTAGTAGCTGGAGTATTTTGCCCGGGCATTTTACCCACAAAGATCTCAGCAACAGACGCCAGTTTAGTTCCAGATTCCACCAGCATTCCCAGTAATTTAAAAAGAACGTCCGAAGGCTCTCTAACTGGGAGAGGGAAGATCTGTTGTTTCAAGTCTTGGCCGGTGGCATTAACTTCTTTCCATTCACCGGGCCTGAATCGCAATTGGTCCGATCTTACCCGCAATCCTTTTCCAAGGAAACCCGCTTGTAGGTTGGACATCGAACCAGCATCAGTCAGTTGGTTAACAATACTATCTACCGCATGGTTCAAAGAGCCAAGCAGAAGACCAAAGCCCACATCATAAAACGAACCATCCGGGCTTTGAATGAATGGGAATTTCGTGTAGTACTCAACTGGAGTAATCTTTACGACCTTCTTACCATCCATTTTAATTCCACGGGAGTCCCAACGGGCCACCATCCGCAGAAGTTTTTTAGTGCTGTAATCTACATAGAAGATGTACGGTTCTTTGTACCCATCTTCATCCAGATCATAAAATCCATGTTGCTCGAGAATTGTGTGCGGAAGATATTCAGTATCCGTTGGGGCTTCTGTACCAGTCGCTTTAGTAACTGGAGTAAGTTTAGTACGTTGAGGCTCCCCAAGATCCACATCAAGATATTCTTTAAGACGCTTTTTCTCTTCCACTTCATTAGGGAAGATAAAGCACACTTCCGTTTTACGTTGAGCATCCTCAAGCGATTTTGCAAAGTAATCAACTACCAGATCGAGAGGGTGAACAAAACGGCTACAAACTCGTTGGGTATTGTTATTGTAATACGTCTTTTTAAACGCACAACCAGCAATAGGAAGTACAAGTAGGAGTTTATCCATCTCATCTTCCCAATCATCCATCTCATACAGAATTTGCCCAGACATGTCTTTTGACACAGCCCGAGCTTTTGCATCCTTGATCCCTTGTGGGTCAAAACCAACGCCGCGAACGTTTACAACGTTCCCATTCACAGGCACTAAGGCAGGGTATGCCCTAGCCGCAAATTGCATAGCCGCTGTGGATAACAGCGGATATTTGACGTTACTGGCACCGGGCCACGGATACGTCTTCTGCTCAGAAACTTGAAGGGCCAGTTTAGTCCACTCGGAAAGCTTCTTTTCCCACGTTTCCCGGGACTTCAGATCTTGCTCAAATCCCCGAACAACCTCTTCTCCAATCTTATCCCGCTTGTCTTGCTTAATATTCTCTGCTACGTTGGCGAGCGCGAGCATTCCATCCAACGATGGAGCCTCTGCTTTCTCTTCTGCCGGGGAATCCACAGGTTCTTGGATTTCCTCTTCAGTATCCGGTAACGGGGTCTCTTCCATCGTAGTCATCATTATACTTTTCAAGCTCCGAGTCTTGTTCCATCACGGAAATCTCTTCCCGAGTTGGAGATTCTACCATTTTGTCAATAATTAGACCAAGGTACGCCATTGAGTCCACTTGGTCATCATGTTTGTCTCGCGGAAACCGGCACATTTCTTCTTCGAGAAGTTGATACCAATCCGCTTCTTTATCAAATTTCACACCACCTGCTCGCATCCGGGCTTGAATTGACCTCGCCCGGGTTAATTTATCTGTCGAGGGCTTAATCATCACTAAATTAGGATACACATTCTGTTTGTGCATCTCCTCATAGACGAACGGGAGGATGGATTTAGAGATGATGTGGTCTTCAACAGCGTGTGCAACTGGTTTATAAAGCTTTTCAAGAGCTAACAAAGTGTCCGAGATCTGTTTAGCATCCATTCGGTCTCGAATAACGTTCCGAATCTGTAATCTTCCATCCGGATCCATTCCACCAACCGTAAAAACCGTCCAGTCTGCCTTCTGTTTCTCCGATACCGCCAAGTCACAAGCAATATAGAAATTCAGGGGCTTCTCTCGATCCTCTTTTTTAATGGGAAGAAAATCACTCTTACGGAACAGAGCCGTCGCCTCATCAATTGGACGGTTCAGATACTCTTGGTAGTACACATCCGTAAGGCCCTGCTCTTTGTAGTTCTGGTAAATCCGTTCTAATTCTGTTTTTGAGTGTTTATCCGGCCACAGAAACTTAGTCTTCTCTTTATTGTGGGCCATGTATTTCACGGCTTTCCAAGAAGACCGCTTAGGGGTCCAGATCTTTAACTCTTCAAACACAGTCATTTTGTCGTGTTCGGCAGGCATCAGACGCTCCAGTAGGGAATCTAGATGCAGAATAGTACCTACAATCCGAACAATGCCGTTTTCTCCACGACACGGAAGAAGGGCACCGTAAAACCACCTACGGAATTTCTCCCGTCTTTCTGGGTTCATGACAATTTCGTCGTTTTCAAGGTCATCACAGACAATCAAGTCCGGACGTTTAGAACCCCACTTAAGGCCACGAACCTTTTGTTCGGATCCTTTAGCCATTACTCTGAATTGAGCACCGTCTTCAAACGCTACAATGATGTCGGTCTCAGAATCTTTAATGAACTTAACTCTATTCTTTTCGTCCTTAGCAATCCCGAAGAGTTGTTGAAGGTCTTCGTTATCTTCCAGTTCCTTTTTGATGTCTTGCAGGAACAGAACAGCTTGTGTTTCTGTATCCGAGACAATCAAGGCATACTGGCGTTGACGAAACAACAGACACGCAAGGGTATAACTATGAGTAATAGCCGTACTCTTTGCATGTCCTCGAGGTGCAGCAATAGCTACAAATCGTTCTGGGGAGGTACACAGCTTCCACCACTCTCGGTGGCATTCTGGAATCGGAGCAGGTTGGTCAAACTTCTTTGCCAGTACTGATCCTACAAACCCCTCAATAATTTGTGCATCTAGTTGCATATATCCTCTAAATTGGCACGAAGGTAGGGATTTGAACCCCAACGAGCTGTTTTGGAGACAGCCATGCTACCGTTACATCACCCTCATGTTGGAGCAGCCACCCGGCCACGATCCGGGAACGCCTGCTTGGAAGGCAGGGATTTTGCCTACTTAAACTACAGCCGCTTTAATAATTCTGGTGCCCCCTGAGAGACTCGAACTCCCTTCCGCCTGTTTACAAGACAGGGCTTCACCATCAAAGATTAGGAGGCTATGGCTTACGCCACGCTTCCTGTTTTAGTTCGCTTAAACGACCTATTCTTTGCAGCGGAAATAACCCGCCAGTTGGTTCTAAGGTTCGAGCCACCTTTATCAAGGGGCTTAATATGATCTACGTCCATCCCGTCTCCCTTATGTACTTTACCAGCTTTCATAAGAGTCGCCCGGGCTTTATTACGGAGTACTCGACGTTTGATAATCGAGGAACGTCCTTGGTATTTATCATACTCGCGGCGATAATCCCGCTTACCATCTTTCATGTAAGGGATTTTGTCATCTCCTTGTTACCCTTTGATAAATTTAGAACTGCGGGGATAACTCGCAAATTATTCCAAACATGTAGTCCACAAACATTCTCACCATTTAATGGGATAATGTGATCTATATGCCATTTAAACCCTGTGCATTTTTCTCTTTGTCTAGCTAGGCAGTAAGCTTCTTGAAAAACAAAGGAAGTTAATTCATCGTGTCTAGAGGCAACTTTAGTTCTTTTATGTCTTTCTAAAACCCTAAAATTCCGCTTTTGTCTTTGTTCTGGAGACCAGTTTTGATATGATTTTTTATTTAAAGTTCTCCAATATTCTCGATTATTTTTTTGATGATTTTTTGTTTCTTGAAATTCACAATCTCGACAACGAGAAATTAAAATTGTTTTAGGAACTTTATTCCAAGTAGTAATGCGCTGCCTAAATAACCCTGTTTTTTTACATTTAGTACATAATTTATCACTGTAAATGTACGGCATTATTGGGCCTCGAGTTGAACAGGGCCGATTACTTCCCCTGCCACTACTTTCTCTTCCCTAGCTTTAGTCAAGGCCGAGAATTGTTCCGCAAGCTTTGCCAGCCTGTCTCCGATAGCCTCTTTGCTCGAGATCGAAGTTGGTTTTCCACGGAGGAGGTTTCGTCGATTAATAATTTCAGTAGTAACTTTAGCAGCATCTTTCATGTACACAGGACGACGTTTAAAATCTCCTGATTTGGGGTCAAACATGAAATCCCCACGTTCCAGACGGTCTAGAATTACTTCTGTCGATTTGTCAATTAATTTAGATAATTTCCCATCAAGGGCATGGTCTTCTTCGCGTTGGATCTCATCAACAAGATCTTTGTACCACTCCCGGGTACGCCAATCTCGGATTGTCTCAAGCGGAATTCCAGTAGCCGCAGCAATCATTGGGGCCTTTAGGCCCATTGCATCAGCGGTAGCAGCTTCTACACGCTTCTGGTCAGACCAAGCTTTCACAGGGGTGTAACCTCTTCAAAAGCTTCTTTCACCAGTTGACCACCATCACCAGACTCATCAACCACACGAATAACAGGTCCTTGATCCAGCCAACAAGCCTCATACGTCTTTTCTTGCCACACTACAGTGGCCGCTTTTAGATGCGGCCGAATATCCGGTCGAATTTGGGCAAGTACGCCTGCCTTCGATACACACGGAGTATTGTGCAAAGTAACGGAATCTCCGGAAGGAGTCTTGAAACGCCAGTCCGCAAGGCTAGATCCTGAAACCAAACACGCGAAAGCGAAAACAAGAAGTTTTTTGAACACGAGAAGTTCTCCTTTTGAGATTATTACCTGCATATGACTATTATTATACACGAATAATTAAAAAAAGTCAAGAACTATTTGTAATTTCTTTTACAAGAAGTATTATATAGTATTTATATATATTATATATATATAGTATTATATATAATTATATGTATTTATATAGTATTATATATATATATAGTTATATATGTATTTATATATAATATATAATAATATACAGTCCCCCGAGCAAAAGAAGTCCATGCGAGGGGTCGTCTTTCCCCCGAGCACATTAAAAGTTCCAGCAGGGGCCTTCTAAGGCTCCCTGAGCGATTTATCGGACAAGGTAGTACCCTAGACACTACCCGGAATCTAAAATTAACTAGCGCCGTTATAAACAGCCTTCCACACTTTTTCCAGCCTCCAAGTTTTCCCCCCCACCCCCTTCATCCAGCCCTGCCCAGAATAAATACTCTAATACGGACATTAATGGATAATGTATAAGTTATCAATGTGTGTTTATACACTGTCTTTATAATCAGTAGTTTGCTTTGTCTCCTTAATAGGGATTGGCTATCAACATTCCCCCACTGATCCGGCCCTTAATGCTGGATACTAAGCCCGTAATCGGGAGCGAGGTTTCGATAGAAAAATATCATAGCCCCTACGCTGCGCTAAGGATCTGGCATTAACGCGCAGAGAATCAATGACTTACGGATCAGACCTACTAGATCTAGTGGGGCTTGACAGGTTTTAGCGCGACTTGACTGTACCGCCCACTATGGCACAATAGGAGTGTGTCGCGCACCTGCGCTACACGCAGTACCCAACCTACCAAACGGAGATTCAACGATGGCTAAAAAAGTTGACAATGCGCAAGTGATCGGTGAGATGAACGAAGCGGATCAGGCGGAGATGCTGGTGATCGCGGAGAAACTCGAAGCCGCGCAGGGCGAGGGCTGGGCGTTCACTCGCCGCGTTATGTCGGAGATGTATGCTCCGATCCGCGAGGCCAAACAGCCGGGGCCGCTCGTCAAGCGCACGATCCTCATTGAAAACTTCCTGATGTACCTTCCCCCCGTCACTCCGGCCTATGCGACTTTCCGCCAGTACGCGCAGCGCATCGCGTCGCTGCTGGTGTCGGGGATCGCGGTTCCGGGTTCGAACGACGATGCGGATGCGCTCGTTAAGGCCGCGAACGCGGATCTCGGTATCGGCCGCCGGGAGAAAGCCCCGAAACAGCCGAAGGGCGCGAAGGGCGCGCAGAACAACGCTGCCCCGGAAAACGCGATCGACGTAGTGCTGGCCGTGCTGAAGACGGAAGGCAAGGGGAAGGCGAAATTCCTTGCGGCCCTTCGGAAACACGGGTACGAGTTGATGCCCGTTCTCGAAGCGGAGAAGCTTCGCGGCGACGCGAAGCACAACGCGGAAGCGCCGGCCCCCCGGCAACTGCGCGCCGCCTAACCTGCGACGCTCCACCCTCACAACCCCGGCGCAAGCCGGGGTTTTTTTTCGCCCATAGTTTGTGTAATTCCCACCTAGTACCAGACCCTAAGCGCATAGCGCTAGGGTCGATCATTAATTGGGTAGACGCGCGTGTATGTATGTGTGTGTATTACTACTATGTATGTATGTATGCGTATGTGAAAAGGTCGATCATAAACGGGGCATCATGGGGCAGGCAGGCAGCTACATCGGCATTAGCACGACTTGACCCTACCGTCAAGTATGTTATAATATATATGTTGGGTAGTTGATTCGATACCAACCCCGCCCCTTAACAACTCACTAAAACGCGGTACTTACAACAACAGTATTAAGTTGTAAGTCCGTACCAGAGTAGGTCCACCGAGAAATCGGCACGCGGCCGCAATCTTCTGCGGCCCAATAGTGAGTTCCTGTCCAACGCGATTCGCAGAGTGTCAGCCGGGTTCGATCCCCGGTGAAGCTAGTTAGAGCCTGATTTTAGGTAGCTATACTAGTTTGGGCTAAACCAAAGGCGTCCATATACCAACGAGTTAGAGCTAGTTGGGTATGCGGTCCGGCACAACGGTAGTGATGGTGCTCACTCCCTAAGCTGTAATAATCGGTGTAGTAGCTCTGGTGATTAGTCTGATTAGCAATCTCTCTTAGTGTGAGTGCGGAGGGAACAGGTGTCCAAACCTATTGCGAAACGCGAAAGGATTAATCCATAGCCCCCTAACACCTAACAGGTCTGCGGTCAAAGTAGCAGCGGGGGCAAAGGGTCTCACCCTTTAAGGGCACTAGCACTGTGCTAGGAGAATCACTATGAAATGCAACAAAGTCACTGCCCAAGTCATCCTTGGTGTCCTCACGATCATGGGATACATTCGTGTCCCGCGTCTGATGGACGATCCGCTCGCGCCTATTGACTGGGTGCTCAAGCGGATCACG